TTGAGCCGCCTCTCGCCAGGCGCCAGCGCCTTCCCCTGCTGGAACGGTCACCCGGAGGACTCCGAGCCCGGCATCGACACGCTCGCGTACTTCGCGGCGCGGGCTCCGCAGACCCCGCAGTGGGACTTCGAGATTGTGGGCCTGCGGCCGCGGCCCAAGTGCTTGATCCCGGCGTCAAAGTCCACGGACGGCGAGCCGGTCTACGAGGGCGGCTTTGGCTCGATCCTCGAGTGGGAGCGCGAGCGGGACCGGATGCGGCTGATGCAGTGGCCGTGGGTGTGGGCGTCCGCCGTGCTCCGCGGGTACGGGCTTGTGCACGCTCGGCAGGCTGCGGCATCGGACGTCGCCCGCCAGCTGCTGACGGCGCTCAAGGACCTGGCGGCGGCCAACCCGCCCTGCTCCGCGGCGATCGGCTCACCGGGCTCGCCGGCCAGAGACGCCTGGGTGGCCCACGTGGACGCGCACAACGCGGCGCTCGCCGCGATCGCACTTGTTGAAGGAGCACCAGGCTGATGGACGCACACCTGCTCAAGAAGCGGTACGCGATCGACATCCCCGATCTGCCCGACCAGTCGGGCGGCATCAACGTGGTGACGATCGCCCGCTGGGACACCGAGCTCTACTCCGCTCCCAACGACCACGGGGTCAAGGAGCAGCGCGAGCGGCACCTGCTGTTCTTCAACGAGATCCGCCTGCCGCTGCGGCTCAACAACACCCGGATCGACGTGCTGATCGCGATCCTCGGGCCCGACATGTCGCGATGGCCGGGCCGCAAGGTCGGGCTCTACGTCGGCGCCACGCAGAGCTACGGCCAGACGAAGGCGGGCGTGCTGCTCGACATCCGGGCGCACGACCAGGCCCAGCCGATCCTGCCCGAGCACGTCCGCCGTGGCCAGCTCTCAGGCGGCGCGGGCGGCTCGCCGGCGGGCGGTTGGCACCGTCCGCCGCAGGGCGGGTTCGCCACGCCTGCCGCGATGCTGCCGGGCGCACCGCTGGACATGAGGCCGCTGGGGCCGCAGGCGAAAGCCAAGCTGATGGACGGCCTGGTCACCATCGGCGCGACCGTGCCCAACGTCGAGGAGTGGATCGGCGCGCACTACCCGCACCTGCTGCCGCACATCCAGGGCAAGGACCCCCACTGGTGGCCGTACGGCGTCGGCCCCGCGATCCGCTCGTTCCTGACCAGTTGGCCCAACGCCCCCGTGGAGGCTGCGCCGTCGCCCGCTGGGGCGGCCCCGGCGCCGACCCCGCCACCGGTGGCACCACCGCCGCCCCCCGCGCCACAGGCCGCCCAGGCGGCCGCCACGCCCGTTCCCGTCCCGGCCGTCAACTTCACCGCCGGCACGCGGCCCGCCCCGGCGCGCCCCGCCGCCCAGGGCCCCGTCTACGAGCCCGTCACCGAGGACGACATCCCGTTTTGAACTCCTCCCGCCGGCCGGTCCTGAACACACCCGCGCCGGCATCAGTGGCCTCGCACCCGGTTCGCCGGGCGCGGGGCTTTGCAGACACAGGTTTTTCTTACCGCCGGAACACCGGCAAGGACCGTACCAGTGCCCAAACTCACAAGTCGTATCAGCAGGCAAGTGTCGTTCGGATTCCGCGTCGACTTCAAGGCCGACGTCGAGGTCGTCGCAACAGCCAAGATTCCTACCCGGCTGCGGGAGCACGCCGCCGGCAAGGAGCTCCCCCCCGAGGTCCTGGCCGACTGCGCCGCGCGTGCGCCGTCCGCCGCCCTGGAGTTCATCGGCAAGGAGCTCCCCCCCGAGGTCCTGGCCGACTGCGCGGCGCGTGAGCCGTACGCCGCCCTGCGGTTCATCGGCAAGGAGCTCCCCCCCGAGGTCCTGGCCGACTGCGCGGCGCGTGAGCCGTACGCCGCCCTGGAGTTCATCGGCAAGGAGCTCCCCCCCGAGGTCCTGGCCGACTGCGCGGCGCGTGAGCCGTACGCCGCCCTGGAGTTCATCGGCAAGGAGCTCCCCCCCGAGGTCCTGGCCGACTGCGCGGCGCGTGCGCCGTACGCCGCCCTGGAGTTCATCGGCAAGGAGCTCCCCCCCGAGGTCCTGGCCGACTGCGCCGCGCGTGCGCCGTCCGCCGCCCTGGAGTTCATCGGCAAGGAGCTCCCCCCCGAGGTCCTGGCCGACTGCGCGGCGCGTGAGCCGTACGCCGCCCTGCGGTTCATCGGCAAGGAGCTCCCCCCCGAGGTCCTGGCGTGGGTGAAGGCGCGTACTCGCTGATCCCGACCACCTCGCCTCGTGGTGCCCCAAAGGGCACGACCGAGGCTTTGCAGACGCAGGTTCGTCACCTTTCACCGCGGGCGAGTCCCGCAGGGAGTGCACCATGATGTTCTCGCGTAGACCGGGACGGGGCACGGCGCTGCTCGAGCGCCTGGGGATCGTGCTGGCGGCCGCGGTTGGCCCGGGCATCGTGCTCGGGGCGGTCGCGCTGATGATCGTGAGCTCGTGCAGCAGCCGCGCCGCCGCCGCGGCCGAGCCCGCGGAGGTCGACCCGCTCGGGCTGTACCCGGGCTGCCGGTTCGCGGTGGTCTTCTTCGACGGCAGCTACATGCTGTGCCGCGACGCCGACGAGGCCGCGGACGTGTTCGCCCGGTTCCCGTACCTCGCCGACTCGGTTCGCCGGATGGGCGACCTTGACCAGGACCCCGACTTGTGCGGCTGGTTCCAGTACCACTTCAGCCGCTCGCGCCCGCGCCTCACCCTCCACATCGTCTCCGCGGGCGCCGAGGGCTGAGCCCCTCGAGCGCCCATCGCCGCGGCGCTCGCCGCGGGCACCCCTGACCGCTGCCCACATGCTCGACCCCGTCTCCAATCAGCCCGCGCCCGCGGCGCCAGCGCCGCAGCAGCACACGACCGTCATCACCGGCGACCAGCCGGTGGCCCAGGTCATCTTTGCCGCCCCGGCCGACGACGGGCGGTGGTTCCGTCTCTTGAACTCGCTCATCGACAGCGGCGCCTGGGGCCGGCTGTCTGACTCCGCGTGCAGGACGCTCGTGGTCCTCGCGCGGCACGCGTCCGCCGACGGCACCTCTTTGCCGAAGATGGCGACGCTCATGGCCCAATCTGGCCTGTCGAAGTCCGCGACGTACGAGGCTCTCAAGGAGCTGCAGGCCGGGGACCGCCCGCTCATCCGCAAAATCCCCACGGGCCGGGCCTGGGAGCTGTTCCCCGGCCGCCCGTTTGCTCGCCGTGGCCGGCCAGGGCGGGAGGCGGCGGAAAGAACGCCCCCGCCCGGTCGGCCGTTTCTGTCCGCCGGGGCGGACCCGCCCGCGGGGGCCGAGTCCGCCGCGGCGGACGAACATTCCGCCGCGGCGGAAAAACAGTCCGCCACGGCGGACCTGCTCTTAAGACGTCAGACTCAAGACGTCGTCGTCGACACGTTTGACGACGGCGACGACGTCGACGCCGAGCTCGTGCGAAGGCTCGAGCGGATCGGCATCCGACGCGGGGACGTCCCCGACCTGGTCCGCCGGCACGGCCTGCGCTCGGTCGAGACCGCGGCGGCGAACACCGAGTGGAAGCGGGACGCCCGCGAGATCCGGACCACGCCCCGGCAGTACTTCTTCACCGCCCTGAAGTCGGGCTTCCCGCTCTTCGCCGAGGTCGAGCGCCGGCAGCAGCGCGAGGCGCAGGCCCTCGAGGTCGCCCAGCTGCTGTGCCGCACGGTCCGCCCGCACCTGGACGACCAGCAGCTGGACCTCATCGAGCGCGGGCTCAAGAGCTGGCGCGGGGCTGCCAGGGCGGCGAGGTTCGCCACGGCCGCCGACGTGCAGCGGGTGGTCGAGAGGGGCGAGGCGCCGGCCCTGGCGGCGTGGCTGGTCGAGCGTGCGGCGCAGGCCGCGGAGGTGCGATCGTGATTGACATCAACATCGCCGGCGGTCCGAAGGTCCGGATCGAGATCCAGAACTGGACCCGGTTCCACGAGGTGCAGGTGGTGGTGACCGACCAAGGCCCGGGCCACCGGGGCATCACCCCGGAGCAGGCGCTCGCCATCGCGGGGGCCATCGAGCACGCGGCGCGGCAGGCGCTGCGGCAGGCCGGGCAGCAGGGGTCGGCGCTGGGGAAGACGTGATCAGGCCGGCAGGGGCAGACGGGCGGGCTTCTCCGATTCACCGCCCCGGAACGGGCCCCCGGGCGTTCGAGGCGCAAGCCGGCCATTGGCAGCGGGTGGTGGTGGGGTGAAGGAGCACAGCGTGAGCAAGCAGACTGCGAAGGACAACTGGCACGAGAGCTACCGCGAGAAGGCGTTCAGCCTGGCGGTGTCGAACCGCATCCGGTACCTGACCTGGAAGCGCCAGCGCCTGCTGGACGAGCGTGGCGAGGCGTTCGACGAGCGCGACAACCTGCTGGTCGACATCTCGGGCACCAAGGACAAGGCCGAGCTGCAGCGGCTCAAGAGCGAGCACTCGGACGTGGTCCGCCGGATCGATGACCTGAAGAAGTCGATCGCCTGGCACGACACCGAGCTCGCCCGCGCCATCAAGAACGCCGACGACGCCAAGCTCTTCGAGGACGCGGCGATCCCCGAGCCGCCCAAGGAGCTCTTCACGCCCAAGGCCAAGGAGCACAAGGGCGAGGACCAGCCGGCCCGCGACCCCGCCAAGGACGACGACCGCGAGACCGGCAAGCTGCCCGTGGGCGTTCCCGACGAGGACGAGCCGGCGGCCCCGCCCGCCCGCGCCGGCGCCCCGCTCCAGGAGAAGCCCGTCGACTCCGGCGGCCGCCGCAAGCGGAACGCCAGCTGACGCCGTGAACGCCCGCACCACCCCACCAGGAGACAACGCATGGCCGCGACGAAGACCAAGAAGCCCAAGAGCGCCGTCCCGCCGGCGGCGAAGCTGCCGCCGATCGAGGTGGCGAAGAACCTGCCCACGCTGGTGTCAGGCCAGTATGAGCTAAAGAACCTGTGGTTTGACACGAAGTCGGATCGCGACCCCGCGCTTGAGGAGCGGGAGATTCGAGCGCTGGCCGAGTCGATCGCCGTGCGGGGGCAGCTGCAGCCGGTGCTCATCACCCGCTTTGGCGCGCCGGCCGACAAGTGGCGGGTGGTGGCGGGCCGGCGCCGCGTGCGGGCCATGCGCGACGTGCTGAAGCTCGGGTGGTGCGACGCCACGGCCATGGACCTCAACTCCGAGGCCGATGTCCTGGCCGCGCGGGAGACCGAGAACCTGCAGCGGCAGGACCTCAACCCGGCCGAGGAGGCCACGGCCGTCGCCAACCTGCTTGAGGCGGTGGCTCAGGAGGCGTTGTGTTTGGGCAAGGGGTACAGGCCCGACCAGATCGATAGGACGATCCCGGCTGCGGAGCTGCTCGCAGACGCGACGATCAAAGCCAAGGCCATCGAGCTCGTCGCGGCCCGCCTGGCGAAGTCGCCGACCTGGGTGCGCGACCGGGCGTTCCTGGACCAGCTCGACGGCTACGCCCGCGAGCTGGTCCTGTCGGGCGACCTGCCCCTGGCGAGCGCCCGGCTCATCGCCCAGGTCGCCGACCCCGAGGCCCGGGAAGAGCTCGCCAGCAAGGCCTCGGCCAGGGCGGCGTACGACGGGCGCCCCATGGCGGTGGACCTGGTCCGCGTGCGCGTCGCGGAGTACCTGTACTCGCTGCGCGAGGTCCCCTGGAAGCTGGACGTCCCGTTCGCGGGCAAGCCGGCGTGCACCACGTGCGAGTTCAACTCGAAGAACTCGCCCGGCCTCTTCGAGGATGGGCGGGCACGGGTCAGCGTCCGGCACAACGGGACGACCAACGCCGAGGGCGCCGGCGTGTGCACGCAGCACGCGTGCTGGCGCCACAAGAACAGCGCCGCGGGAGCCGCCCTGGCGAAGGCGGCGAAGAAGGCCGAGGCCGCGGTCCTGACCGTGAAGGGCAAGCCCACCGAGGCCCTGGTCAAGGCCAAGGCCTCGGAGGCGGCGCCGGCGTTCATCCGGCCGGCGGCGGTCCGCGAGCGGGCGCAGTCCCGTCTGGACGCGGGCCGCACGCGCAAGCACGAGGAGAGCCGGGCGGCGCCCAAGACCAGCGAGACCGAGTCTTCGCTGCGGCGCCAGGCAGAGTGGAAGCTCACGGACGCGCTGCGGGAGTGGGTGGACAAGCAGCTCAACCCCGCGATGCAGCGGTGGCTGGCCGCCAGGCCCGGCGCGTGGCCGCTCTTCGTACTGCTCCAGGAGCACGAGATGTGGCACAAGATCCCCGGCCAGCACGGGGCCAAGGTGCTGCAGACGCCCGGGTGGCGGTCCCTGGTCGGCCTGCTCAAGCAGCCCAGCTGGGATGGTCTGCTCCAGCTCGAGCGCGGCGGGAAGCGGATGTACGGGCTGCTCGAGGTCAGCGACGCCCGCAGCGGCATCGCGCAGTCGCTCATCGAGATCCTGGGCGTCGAGGTCGCCAAGCCGCCGACGATCGACAAGTTCCTCCCGCCCGAGCTGCGGGCCAAGGACGCCGCCAAGCCCGCGCCGCCGGCCAAGGCCCGCAAACCCGGGCCCGCCAAGCCGCACTCGCCTGACGACGACGACCCCGGCCAGATGGGCGGCGGGGACGCCGCGGGCGCCGACGACGAGGAGGACGCCTGATGCCCCCCAAGTGCCCGCACTGCGGCCACGAGCTCCTGTGCAACCCCGGGCTGACCGAGAGGGTGCAGTGCCTGCACTGCGGGTACCCGACCAAGCGCACGCCCGCGAGCCCGGCGCCGGCGAAGCGGTCGGACGTCGAGCGCTTGCGCGACGTGGCCGACGCAGCGACGTCGGTGTGGCTCGCCAGGCTGGCGGTGATGCGGATCACCGCGTCGGACAAGGACGGGGCCGACGCGCAGTTCGAGGCGGTCGAGCACCTCAACCAGGCCCGAAAGCACTTCCAGGACGCCGGGATCCCCTGGCCGGAGATGGTCCAATGAAAGACGAGCACCACCCCAACCCAAGCGTCGTGCGGAGCGACGTTCGACTCGCAGAGCTGCTGTGCCCCGACAACGGCATGATGATCATCGCCCGCGCCGAGTCGGTCGCCTTCGAGGCCAAGTCGCTGTCGGACACCGAGGACCTGAACGCGCGGCGGATCGCGCAGGCCATGGTGGCGATCTCGAAGCACATCGCGTTCATGGCCCAAATCACGGGCAAGACCGTGGAGGAGTGGCAAGCGCGGATCGAGGCGCACGCCACCGAGCTCGCGCGGGTGCCGTTTGACGAACACTCGACGTGGGCCACCCAGGCCAAGCCCTCGGAGGGCCGATGATGACTGGGTTCTTTCGCAAGCCGGCGGTCCCGCCGCGGCGCCGGCCGATCCACGGGCCGCCAGCGGACCTGAAGAGCCGCCCGCTGCTCGACCAGGAGCAGTACTGGCTGACCCGGTTGCAGTCGGTGCTCAACGGTGATGAGTTTCACCTGGGGGAGGCGACGTACTGCCGGGTCGAGCTGCTCGCCGTGGCCGCCAAGCGGCGTGCGGTGGCCGAGGCCGCGGCCAACGAACTCGAGCGCCAGCTCCGTCGCATCCACCGGGCGTTCGAGGCGCAGGACCAGCCGCAGCTGCTCGCACGCGTGCGGGAGATCCCGGCGCTGCTGGCCAAGCACCAGGAGCGCGACTCATGAGCACCGGAGAACGTCTGCCCATCGAGCGGGCCGAGGCCGCCGCGGGCGCCATCTTCCGCATGTGGGGCCTGAGCGAGCCGTACTACCAGGTGGTCGGCTCGATCCGCCGCCGGCGCCCCACCGTGGGCGACATCGAGATCATCGGCCCGGCCCAGCCCGAGGGGGAGTCCGCGGGGCTGTTCTCGGGCGGCGCGTGCGACACCCTGCACGACGCGATCGCCGCGAGCGTGGCCAAGGGGCGCGTCGAAGTGGTCCGCGGGCTCAAGCCGCACTTCCTGGCGTGCTCGCTGCTGGTGAAGCTCAAGGACACGCAGGCGGGCACGTTGCTGCGGTTCCCGCTCGACGTGTTCCGCTACGCCGCGGACGGGTCCAACCGCGGGTGGATCGAGCTCATGCGCACGGGCCCGAGCGAGCTGGGGATCTTGTTCCTGGCCCGGTGGAAGTTCGTGCACGGGATCAGCCCCGAGGGCAAGGCCTCGATCGACGGCCATCTGGTGGACGCGCTGGGCAACCGGATCGCCACGCCCGACGAGCTCACGTGCTGGGAGAAGTGCGACCTGCGGTACGTCGAGCCCGAGCGCCGCGACGAGTACACCGAGGCCTGGAAGCGCCGCGAGATGACCTCGCGGCGGGAGGTGCTGCGATGAAGATCGATTTTGGTAACGGGTGCCAAGCCGAGGTCGACAGTGGTCATCTTGACGGCGAGAGAGGGGTTGATGTGTTCGTCGGCAGTGGCGAGGTCGAGCCTTTCTTCATGCTGCCGGAAGAGGCTCTCGTTCTCGCGGAGGCGATCCGGCAGTGCGCGATGTTGGCCATGCACGTGCGCAGCGGAGAGAAGAAGTGACCTACGCCGACCGCACCGGCCCATCTCGCGTCGCCCTGGTGCTGCGTTCCAAGGCGATGCAGATCCTGGTCGAGAAGATCCACGGCGGGCCCCGCGTCGCGGAGTTCACGCTGTACGAGCTGCTCGAGCTCGCCAACACGATCGACCCGCAGCATCGCATGGGCGTGGCCGAGGCGCTCGCCGCGGCCAGGCGCACCGTCCGGGACCGGCCAGGAGCCCGTCTGTGACCGCCCTCGCCATTCTCGCCCTGGTGGCCGTCCTCGAGGCCGTCGTGTGGCTCGACCGGCTCCGCACCGCCCGCGGGGCCAGCGCCTGGCGCAGCGGCCTGAGCGCGTTCCTGGTGACGCTGACGCGCGTGCTGTTCCTGTGGGCCGGCGTCCAGGCGGTGATGCGGGACGCGCCGGCCTGGGCGGTCATCACCGCGTACTGCGTGCCCGCCGCGCTCGCGACCGTGGCGGTGCACGCGCTGGTCGAACGGAGCCCCCGCCCATGAACACCGTCAGCCTCAGCGTTCCCGGTATCCCCCACGGTCGCCCGCGGCCCAACGCCCGAGCCATGAAGACCAAGAGCGGCAAGTGGATCGCCCAGGTCTACCACCCCAAGCCCTCGAAGAACCCCCGGCCGGGCAACAAGAAGGACGAGGCTTGGGCGCGTGCCAACGCGTGGTTCGCGGCGGTGAAGGCCGCGGGCCAGGGCAAGATGCCGAGCGAGCCATGGGACGGGCCTGTCTGGCTCACCATCGACGCGTACTTCCCCAGGCCGCAGCGGCTGGCGAAGAAGGCGTCCCCGCCAGGGCGCATCCCGCACGTGGCCCGGCCCGACCGGGACAACCTGGACAAGGCCGTGCTCGACGCGCTGAAGGAGGCCGGGCTGTTCAAGAACGACAGCCAGGTGTACTGCGGCGGGGTGGCGAAGTGGCACGTCGCCCAGGGGTGCGGGCCCGGCGTGCGGATCCGGGCCCGGCTCATCACCGGCGACGTGCAGGACCCGTCCGACGTCGTCCGCGAGGTGGCGGACTGGCTCGCCCGCGGCGCCGTGGGCGCTCGCCAGGGCAACACCGTGTTCAACTGCGGGCCGCGAGACGCGATGGAAGCGGCCCAGCGACTGAGGAGCATCCTGTGACAGGCCGATCGGCGATCGAACAGGCCATTGCCGGCATTGAGGACGTCAAGGCCTCGCTGAGCTTGCTGCTCAGGCCCGAGACGAGTGAACAGCAGGTGGGGCTGGTCGAGGGCGCTCCTGAGAACCTCGCCGACCTGATCCCGTGGTTCGAGGGCCTCAGTTCCAAGCAGCTCAACCTCTGCTGGGTCGCGGCTGTTGTCTGGGCGGTCAACCAGGAGATGGTGCAGGACCGGCGAATCAACCTGCACGCGCTGTCTCTGTGCCTCGCGGCTGTCCGGGACCGCTGTGCGGGCGGGACACCGCCCGAGCCCACCGCACCCACGCTCACGGCCGACACTCCGGCGGCGACCCAGACTGCACCAGCTGCCGAGACCGCATGCGCGGTCGGGATGCCGACCCCGCCCACCACGATCAAGAGTCGGCCGAAGCGCCCGCCCGGTGCGCAGTTGGCCGAGGCGATCGAGATGCTCGAGGCGAGGTGCCCGAACGTTGGCGACGCCGTGCAGGCGAGCGAGCTCATTGCCGACATCAACCAGCGGTACAAGCTCGTCGAATGGTGCCGCGCCAACGAAGGCAGTGCCCAGAACTGGGCGATGCAGGCGAGGAAGTCCGCGACGCCGCGGCCAGGAAAGGTGCCGCTGTGGTTCGTGCGGGTGGGGCCGCGACCATGACACGCGCCCGCACGAGAAGAAAGCGGGTCGAGCGGCTCGCCGCGAAGATCGATCTCCCCACCCAGCGGCTGATTCTCGGCGCGTACCTGCCGACGGTGCCGCGGGCCTACGGCGGCAGCGTGCGGTCGATGACGATCAAGGCGGTGCTCTGGACGGTCGCGGCGCTCGAGTTCGTGCCCGTGACCCGCCGGCAGCTCGCCGACGCGGTCGGCTGCGGCCTGCTCACGCTCGACCGAGCGCTGCTCGTACTCGAGATCTGGCGCATGGTGACCGTGACCAGGCCCTATCCCAACTCGGGGCTCGGGGTGTACGCGGTGAACCGCGAGGCGCTGGAACGCGCCGTCGACACCCCCGGACTCGAGCTCATCATGAACGTCGAAGAGCACCTGGCCAAAACGGAGGCCCTGCCGTGCCAATGAAGCCGCTCCGCGCGTGCTCAGTCCCCGGTTGCCGGAACCTCGGCACCGGATCCCGCTGCCCCGCCCACCAGGAGGCCGCGGACGCGTCCCGCCAGGCGTGGGCGTCCACGGAGGGGTCCGCCTCGAGCCGCGGCTACGGGGCAACCTGGCGGCGGCTGCGGCAGATGGTGCTCAACCGCGACCCGATCTGCAGGCAGTGCAGGCGCGAGCCGTCGTTCGCGGTCGACCACGTCGTGCCCAAGGCACGGGGCGGGGACGACTCGATGGAGAACCTGCAGGGGCTGTGCCGGGCGTGCCACGCCGCCAAGACCGCCAAGGACGCGGCCCAGGGGCGGAAGCTCACACGTCCAGGTCGAGGGCGGCAACGGTGACCGACGTCACGGCCGAGTACGTGATCGCGACGATGCCGTTGCCGTCGTTGTACGCGGGCGGGATCGGCCCGATGATCCTGGTCGCGCCCGCGGGCACAGCGACCACCGTGCTGGTGAGCGACTGGGCGGGGAACTGCCCATCGGCAGCCCGGACCGGGGTGGGGCTGGGAACGCCGACGGTGACGTTGATGCTGCCGCCGCCACCGTTGGTGACCTGCAGCGCGGTCTTGCCGCGCTGGTTGTTGAGGGTGTCACCCCCCGCCGCGGCGGACGTGGTGGTGATGGTGGTACCGGCGAGAGCGGGCTTCTGGTTGGTCAGCAGGGCCATGTCCGTGCCTCCTGGCGGGCCCGCGTCCTGCAGGCCGGGGTGTGGTGGGGTCTACCGCGCGAGCGTACCGGGCGGCCGCAGCCGGGCAAGTCGGAGGGGTTCGGGTGTTCGGCATCCACCCCCCCCCCCCCCCGGAGGCTGGGGGGGGTACCGGGCGTTAGGGTGGTCCCCCCCGCGGGGGGGGTAGGGGGGTTCAATCCCTGGGAGGGTGCGAGGGGACCGATGCGGGGCCCTCAATTTTCCCGGGCGCAGGTTTTGGAGGGGGGGGGGTTGGAGGTCAAATGAGCGACGACACAACACGGACAGCGGAGGTCGCGGAACGCGTCCGCCGGCTGTGGGCCGGCCTCGAGGAGGCGCTGACGCCAATGAGAGAGTGGTACATGAACGGAGTTCTGAACCTCACTCTGGGTTCGCTGACCTGGAGCGATGAGCAGATGTCGCAGTTTGGCGATGCGACCGCGAAGAAACTCCGGCTCGCTCGCGAGGCCATCGACCGAGCGCTGGCCTGTGAGCCGCCCAGCCGGGAAGGATGACGCGATGGGAGCTCGAGGACCTCAGCCCAAGCCAACCGTGTTGAAGCGCGCCGCGGGGAACCCCGGCCGCCGCGAGCTCAACGCGAACGAGCCGATCCCGCCGGCGGGGGACGTCGTCGCGCCGCCCTGGCTCGATGAGCAGGCCCGGCGCGTGTGGGACCACGTCGCCCCCGTGCTGATCTCGATGAAGACGCTGACCGTCGCCGACGTCTTCCCGTTCGCCCGGTATTGCGAGATGCAGGCGCGATACTGGGAGCTGCGCCGCGAGCTGATGACCAAGGGGCCGCGGGGCGCCACGTACATGATCCCCGGGCCGGACGGCAAGCCGCGCTACCAGACTGAGCGTGCCGAGATGATCGAGTTCCGCCGGCTGCCCAGCGAGCTGCTCAAGCTCGAGGACCGCTTCGGCATGTCGGCCGCGGCCCGCTCCCGCATCAACGTGCAGGCCGTCCTGGGCCCCGCTCCCGAGACCACGCTCGGCCTGGCGGGCGGGTCCGACGCCGGCCCGCTGCCCCCGGCGCCCCGGCGACGGTTCGACCTCTTCACCGGCGGGGGAAAGCAGCGCCCGCCGGCGTAGTGAATCTCCGTGCCAAAGCCCGTCCCGAAGCCCGCGAAGCGTCCGCCCGCGGCTCGCCGCCGCAAGCCGGTCCGGCGCGCACCGGCGCCGTCGCGGCTTGACCTGGGCGAGCAGGGCTCGCCCGTCGAGCTCAGGATGGACGCCCGGCTGCGGGCCCGCGGGTACTGGTTTTCCAAGCACGCCGCCGACCGGGTGTGCGAGTTCTTCGAGTGGTGTCTGAAGCACAGCAAAGGGCGCTGGGCGCAGCGGCTGTTCAAGCTCCAGACCTGGCAGAAGAAGTACCTGCGCCGGCTGTTCGGCTGGTTCCGGCCGGACCACACGCGCCGGTACCGCCGCACCAGCGCGTGGATCCCCCGCAAAAACGGCAAGAGCACGCTCGCCGCGGGCATCGCCCTGTACCTGGCGTTCGCGGACAACGAGCACGCCGCCGAGGTCTACCTCGCGGCCAGCGCCGCCGAGCAGGCCGCCATCGTGTACACCGAGGCCAAGCGCATGGCGCTGGGGTCCGAGGACCTGGCCGAGTCGATCGAGGTCTCGAAGGTCTCGCTCCTGCAGCCCAGGTCGCTGTCCAGCGTCCAGATGCTGACCTCGAAGGCCAGCTCCAAGCACGGGTTCAACCCGCACGCGTGCATTATCGACGAGGTGCACGCGATCAAGGACCGCGAGCTGTACGACGTTCTTACGTCGGGCTCGACCGCCCGCGAGCAGCCGATGGAGGTGGTGATCTCCACCGCCGGCTACGACCGCAACAGCGTCGGCTGGGAGATCTGGGACTACGCCTGCAAGGTCCGCGACGGGATCATCGAGGACCCCGAGTACCTCCCGCTGATCTTCGCGGCCGACCCGACCGACGACTGGCACAGCCCGGCGGTCTGGAAGAAGGCGAATCCCAACCTCGGCGTCACCTTCACGCTCGCGGCGTTCCGCGCCGAGTACATGAAGGCGCGGAACTCCCCCGGGCGAGAGAACGCCTTCCGCCGCCTGCACCTCAACCAGTGGACCGAGCAGGCCACCCGCTGGATGTCCATGGACAAGTGGGACGCCTGCAACGGCCCGGTCGACCTGCGCACGCTCGGCCCCGAAGCCTGGCTCGGCATGGACCTGTCGAAGCGCACGGACCTCAGCGCCGTCGGCGCGGTGTTCAAGGACGCCGACGACTGGGCGGCGCACCTGTGGCTCTACCTGCCCGAGGACGACATCGAGGACCGCGAGCGCCGCGACGGCGTCCCGTACCGGCTCTGGGCCAGGCAGGGGTACATCACGCTGACCCCCGGCAACGTCATCGACTACTCGTTCATCCGCACGCAGGTCCTGGAGATCGCCACCCAGTTCGAGATCCAGGAGCTCGCGTACGACCCCCACGGCGCCACGCAGCTGGCCATCCAGCTCCGCGACGACGGGATCAACTGCTTCGAGTTCGGCCAGGGCATGAAGTACATGAGCGAGCCGACCAAGGCCCTCGAGGCCCTGGTCCTGCAGCGCCGGCTGCGGCACGGGGGGAACCCGGTGCTCCGCTGGATGGTGTCCAACGCCGCGGTGATCGGGGACTCCAGCGGCAACATCAAGCTGGCGAAGCACAAGAGCACCGGCCGAATCGACGGCCTGGTGGCGCTTGTTATGGCGCTGGCACGCGGTACGCTCGGCGAGGATCAGACGTCGGTGTACGAGACGCGAGGGATCTTGTCCGTATGAGGGAGCTGCTGGCCGATGGACTGCTGTTGGGCGGGCTCGCGAGCGTCGCGGTCGGGCTGTGGTGGATCGACCCGGCGATCGCCCTGGTGGTGGTCGGCGCCCTGATGGTGGTGGTGGCCATGGGCCTGGCCGGGGCCCGCGGCAGGCGGATCGTCGGCCCGCCCGGCCGGGCCCAGCGGGACCGGTAGTCGAGCGGGAGGCACGCCTTGAGCCTGGTGCGCGACATCATGTCGGGGTTGGGGCTGGCCCGGCGCGGGCGCGTCATCGCCGGCGCGCACCCGTCCGATGACAACGGCTGGTGGGGCGGGGCCCTGCGGGGCACGTCCGCCGCCGGCGTCGAGGTGGACGAGTGGCTCGCTTTGGGGCTCAGCACGTTCTGGTGCTGCGTCAGCTCGATCTCCGCGGACATCGCCAAGCTCCCCGTACACCTCTACATGCGGGCCGAGGACGACGGCGGGTACCGCGAGCGCGTGCGCGACCACCCGGCCGCGGATCTCATGTCGCTCGAGCCCAACGAGGAGTCCACGGCGTTCACCCTCCGCGAGAGCCTGATCCGCGACGCGCTGGTGTGGGGCGGCGGGTTCGCCGAGGTCGAGCGCACCCGCGCGGGCGACCCCCTGAAGCTCTGGTGGCTCAAGCCCTGGCGGATGGGCCTGCGCCGGCTCACCAGCGGGCTGCTCGTGTACGAGTACGTGGACGACGACGGGCGGACCAAGCGGCTCGCCCCCGAGGACGTCGTGCACGTGCGCGGCCTGGGCGACTCGCTCCGCGGGTGGAGCGTGGTCCGCTTCGCCCGCGAGACCATCGGCGGCGTCTACGCCGTCGAGCAGTACGGCCGCCGGTTCTTCGGAAACGGCGGGCACCCCAGCGCCGTGCTCGAGCACCCGGGCAAGCTGGGCGAGGCGGCGCTGAAGCACCTCCGCGAGAGCTTCGAGGAGATCCACAACGGGCCGGACAAGGCCCACCGCCTGGCGGTCCTCGAGCAGGGCATGAAACTCTCGAAGTGGTCGGTCCCGCCCGAGGACGGCCAGTTTCTGCAGAGCCGCCAGTTCAACGTTGCGGAGATCTGCCGGTGGTTCCGGTTCCCCGTGCACAAGGCCGGCGACCTCAGCCGCGCGACCTTCAGCAACATCGAGCAGCAGAGCCTGGACTATCTGGGCGACTGCCTGCACCCCTGGATGGTGCGCGTCGAGCAGGAATTCAGCCGCAAGCTGCTGCGGCCCGACGAGCGGCGGGCGATGTACTTCGAGCACCTGGCGTCGGCGCTGCTGCGGACCGACCTCAAGACCCGCAGCGAGGCGTACGACAAGGCGATCAAGGGCGGGTGGATGAGCCCCGACGAGGTCCGGGCCGCGGAGAACCGGCCGCCGATCGCGGACGGGAAGGGCAACATCTTCCTGGTGCCGGTGAACATGACCACGCCGGCGACGCTCAAGGCCCAGGAGGAGAAGGTCCTCGCGGGCGAGGACGAGCCCGCCGACCCGGCGGCGCCGGCGCCCAAGCCCGCGGATCCGGCCGCGGACCCGTCCGACCCGCCCCAGGACGCCCAGCGGGCCCGCCTGCTGACCGCGGCGTGCGAGGGGCAGCACGAGGTGGTGGCCGCCGCGCTGCGCCGCCTGGCCCGCACGCTGGGGGACAAGGCCAAGCGGGCGGCGAAGGACGAGGCGTCCTGGTCGGAGTTCGGGGGCGTGCTCGCGGACCAGGTGCCGGCGCAGCGAGAGCTGCTGCCGGCCGTCGAGGCCGCCCTGGACGTCGGCGCCCGGCTGGTGCCCGGAGGGTGCACCACCCCGGCGGTCGGCCTGGCGGGGGCCCTGGCGCGGGCGTGGTGCGACCGGTCGGTGGAGCTGGCCGGGGCGCTGGCGGCGGCGGACGCGGGCGAGGTCGCGGGCTGGGAGCGTTCCCGCCCGGACGCGGAGGCGGGAGAGCTGGTCCGGGCCCTGGCCCGAACGGTGGTCGGGGCGTGGAGCCCCCAGGAGGTCGATCGTGGCTGACGCACTCAAGCCGGTGAAGGGTTCCCTCGAGCGCCGCATCGCCCGCGTGGGGGAGCTGCGGGCCGAGGACCTGGGCGGCGGCAAGCGGGTGCTCCGCGGGTACTCCGCGGTGTACGACCTCGAGAGCGACCTGCTGGGCGGGTGGTTCGTGGAGGTCATCCGCCAGGGCGCGTTTGACGACGTCCTCAAGGCGGCCCCCGACGTCCGCTGCCTGTTCAACCACGACCCCAACCAGGTGCTCGGCCGCACCAAGGCCGGGACGCTGGCGCTGCGGGCCGACGCCCGCGGGCTGCACATGGAGTGCCAGGTGCCGACCACGCGCACCGCGGACGACGTGTACGCGATGGTGACCCGCGGGGACGTGAGCCAGCAGAGCTTCGCGTTCGTGGTCGGGGAGGACCGCTGGACGTTCAGCAACGACCGCAGCAAGCCGACGCTGCGGGAGATTCTGCGCGTGGCCGAGCTCTACGACGTCGGGCCCGTGACGTTCCCCGCGTACCCGGACACCGACGTCGGCGCGCGGTCGGGCGTCTCGAAGGCCGACGCCGAGGCGATCTACCAGGACGCGCTGGCCCGCGAGCGCGGCCAGGACGACATGCGGCTGGCGCGGCTGCGGCTGGCCGAGGCGGAACTGCGCGGTTGACCCGGGCGCGGGCGCGGGCAGTATGCCCGCCATGGACAACAGGCACAGCTCGCCGTGGCTCGCCGCGACCGCCATCGGTCTCGGCTCCGCCCTCAACCAGCACACGCTCACCCTCCATGCGATCCCGCGGCCCGACGCGCCGCCCGGGTGGTACGACCGGCAGACCCGCACCGACGAGAGCCCGCGGCGGCCCAAGGGCCGGCGCCGTCCGGCCAGGCGCAACGCGCAGAACCAGGGCCGCCGCTGACGCTTGACCCCGGCACGCGCACGGGAAGTATGCGAGCAGACAGCGGCGCCGCGGTCGGCAGCCCCATCGGGGTGAGGACGGCGGGTGTAGGCCGCGAGGGTCTGACCAGGAGCCCATCGGGCGCCGGGCCGGACGCTCCGGACGTTCCACCAACCCACTTGCCAGGAGGGCACCCCATGACCGCACTGATGCGGCAGATCGAGAACAAGCGGGCCGAGCGCGAGAAGGCTCTGGTCGACGCACGCGACGTCGCGGCGAAGGCGGAAACCGAGAAGCGGGCCACCATGACCGCCGACGAGCGGGTCATGTTCGACAAGTGCATGGAGCTGCACAAGAAGCTCACCGACGAGGTGAACGAGCTCGAGGGCGACCTGAAGCGCCAGCGGCAGCTCGCGGACCTCGAGGACCGCAGCCGCGAGAGCCGCGGCCGCACCACCAACCCCACCGAGCCCGAGCGGCGCGGGACGGGTGGCGAGCGTGGCCGCGAACACCCCGGCGGCGATCGTCCCACCGTCCGCCGCTGGAAGCTCAAGAGCGGCGAAGTCCGCCGCATGGTGATGCGCGGCCACCGCGCCAGCCCCGAGTACCGGGCGGCCTACCGCACCTACCTGCTCAGCGGCCGGGCCAGCGGCGTCCTGGACGTGGCCGACGCCCCGCAGCACCGCTCCGACTGGGGCGGGGACGACGTCGAGACCCGCGACATCGTCGCCGACGTCGACACCTCCGGCGGCTACCTGGTCGCCCCCATGCAGATGCAGGCCGGGCTCATCAAGGCCCTGGACGACCTCGTGTTCGTCCGCCAGTTCGCCACGGTCATCACCGTCACCCAGGCGCAGTCGCTGGGCGAGGCGTCGCTCGACGCCGACCCCGACGACGGCGAGTGGACCGGCGAGCTCACGACCGGCACGTTCGACACCGCGATGAAGTTCGGACGCCGCGAGCTCAACCCGACGCTGTGCAGCAAGGGCATCGCCATCAGCCGCAAGATGCTGCGGCTCAACCCCTCGGCCGAGTCGTTCATCCTGGACCGCCTGGCGTACAAGTTCGCCATCACCCAGGAGAAGAACTTCCTCCTGGGCGACGGCGCCAACAAGCCGCTGGGCCTGTTCGTCGCCAGCAACGCGGGCGTCCCGACGTCCCGCGACGTCGTCTGCGGCGGGACCACGGCGTTCACCGCCGACGGCCTGATCGCGATGAAGTACGCGCTCAAGGCCGCCTACCGCAGCCGGGCCCGGTGGATGATCCACCGCAACGGCATGGAGCAGATCGCCAAGCTCAAGGACGGCAACGGCCAGTACCTCTGGCGCCAGGGCCTGACCGCCGGCGAGCCGGACGTCATCCTGCAGCTGCCGGTGGCCGAGAGCGAGTACGTCCCGAACACCTTCACGACCGGGCAGTACGTGGCGATGCTCGCCGACTACTCGTTCTACCACATCGCCGACGCCGCGACCTTCAGCGTGCAGCGGCTGGTCGAGACCGCGGCCAAGCAGAACAAGGTCGAGTTCATCGGCCGCCTCGAGTGCGACGGCATGCCCGTCCTGGCCGAGGCCTTCGTCCGCGGCAAGCTCGGCTGATCGATCGGGCCGCGAAGGCCCGCCCGTTCCCGACCATCTACCCGTCCACCTTCCCGCGGCTTCTCCGCTGTTCACCTGACCTCTGACAAGGAGATCCCCCTTGTTCACGAACATGTTCGAGTCGGTGGAAATCATCCGCGTGTCGAACGCGGTGGCCGCCGGCACCACCAACGTCGACTGCACGGCCGTCGACTGCAGCGACTGCGACGGCGTGCTGTTTATCGCGGCCTTCGGAGCGCTGACCACCAACGCGGTCACCGCCCTCAAGGCGAACCAGTCCAACAACTCGGGCGGCTCGCCCGACGACTTCACCGACCTGGCCGGTTCCTCCGTGGCCGTCGCGGACGACCAGGACAACAAGATCGCGGTCCTGGACGTCTGCCGTCCGGGCAAGCGCTACGTCCGCGCCACCGTTGTGCGCGGCACCGCCAACGCCGTCATCGACAGCGTGGTGGCCATCAAGTACAGGCTCCGCAAGTCCGCGGCCGTCCAGGGCTCGACCGTGGTGGCGACCTCCAAGGTCGTGACCACGCCGGCCGAGGGCACCGCCTAAGCCGAGCTGATCGCGTGAGATTCACCGCCGCCCCGGGGACACCCGGGGCGGCGGCTTCGCGGGGGATCGGCCCCGCCCAACCAGGAGACGTGCAGCCATGACCACTTTCCCCGGCGCGCGGCGCGAGCAGGGCGGCCAGCAGATCACCATCCCCTCGGGCTCGTCCATCGTCATCGAAAACGGCGGCATCATCGACCTCAAGACCGGGGCGATCTTCCGGTCCAACGGCACGCAGGCCGCGCTGCTGGCGGACCTGGGCGCCACGGTCGGCACCGCCGACGGCACGGTCGCCGACGTCGGCGGCGCGTTCAACCAGACCACGCTGAATAACAACTTCCGCGACGTGGTCGCGCACATCAACAGCATCCTCGCGGTTCTCAAGAACGCCGGGATCATGGCCAGCTCCTGAGTCGGAGCATGGCGCAGGTCCACAAGCCCACACCACCCCGGAGACTGTTCCCCATGCTCATCAAGATGCGCACCACCGCCGCCAGCCCCGACCTGGGCGTCCTGCACGCGGAGAAGACCTACGACCTCCCCCCCGAGGACGCCAAGCCCCTGCTCGACGCCGGGTGCGCCGAGCCCGTCGTCCGCCACGCCAAGCCCGTCCCGGCGCAACGGGCCGAGACGCCCGAGACGCGGGGGCCCCGGGCCGCGGCCGAGACCGCCGGCCGCCAGCGCCGCCAGCAGCCCGCGACCGACGAGTGAAAGACAGCGGCCCGGGGTGGTCCCGGGCCGACCCAGGGCGCGGCGCCACCGTTCACCCGACACCCCGCCGCATCCCCGGCCCGCGGCTTGCACAGGACGCGGGCCGGGGAACCCCGGGCGTAGGAGACCGGCGTGCAGTACGAGCTCGTTACACCGCCGGCGTCCGAACCCGTCACCCTCGCCGAGGCCAAGGCACACCTGCGCGTCGACATCCCTGACGACGACGCGGCGATCACCGCGCTGATCACCGCGGCCCGCCAGCGGGCCGAGACGATCACCAACCGCTCGCTCATCACGCAGACCTGGCGGGCGTGGCTGGACGGGTTCCCATCGTCGCTCGACCGCCGCGGCCAGCCGTCGTTCCGCCTGGGCCGCGGGCCGGTCGCGAGCGTCTCCAGCGTGAAGTACATCGACACCGCGGGCGCGCTGCAGACGCTCTCGCCCTCGGCGTACGTCCTGGACAACAAGGCCCAGCTCGGCCAGCACACCGTGCGCCCGGCCTACGGCTCGAGCTGGCCCGCCACCCGCGACGAGCTGGACTCGGTGCAGGTGGAGTACGTCGCGGGCTTCGGCGCGGCCAACGCCGTGCCCGAGCCCATCAAGACCGCGATGCTGCAGTACGTCGCGCACTGGTACGCCAACCGTGAAACGGTGATCACCGGCACGATCGTGGCCGAGACGCCCATGGCCGGGGACACCCTGCTGTGGCCGTACCGGCTGGACGTGTTCGCGTGAGGGAGGTCCCCATGGTCCGATCGACGCTCGTGCTCGTGGTCCTGCTCGTGCTGGTGGCGGCGCTCGCCGGGTGCGCGGAGCCCACCGTGCCCAACCCCTGGCAGCCCGAGGCGCCGCCGCTCACGGCCGAGGCGCTCGCCCGCGAGGGGCAGGTCCGCGTGGACGCCGCCGAGCGCCACGCCAAGGAGGAGGCCGAGCGGCTCGCCCGCGAGGCCGACGCCCGGCTGGCCGAGTTCGAGGACGCGGTCGCCGACCTCGAGGGCGACACCGCCGCCCAGCTGCGGGACCTCAAGCGCCGGTACGAGGCCGACGCCCGGGCCGCGGCCGACGCCGCCGCCCGCATCGGGCGCGACCTCGAGGCCACCAGGCGGAACGTCGCGGCCGCCGTCGCCCAGGGCCAGGCGGACCTCGAGCGCCAGTGGGCCCAGCGCGAGGGGATCGTCGGGCTCGTGCAGGGAGTCGCGTCCGCCGCCGCGCCGCTGACCGGCGGGCTCGACCCCGGCTGGCTGGTGGCCGCGGCCGCCGGCGCGTTCGGCCTCGGGCGGGCGGGACGCAAGGCCCTGGCGGACAAGACGTGGGACGAGGCCCAGAAGGAACTCAAGCCCGACCCGACCGCCCAGGCCCTGGCCTCGCTGACGCCCGTCCTGGTCGCCCTGTTGGGCGGCCGGGGCCAGGGGGCCCCCGTGGCCGCCCCCGCGAGCCCGGCCCCGCAGGCGGCCGCCACGCCGCCCTCTGCGCCGTCCGGCGCGGGTTGACCTCGGCGGGGCGCCGGGAAGTATGCGAGCGCACCCCCGCCGCCTCCCAGGAGCTCCCCCATGCCGGACCCCTTCGCTTCGCACGCCGACGGCCTCGGCTCCCCCGCCAGCAACGCCGCGGCCGTGACCCCCAACGACGGCGCCGACCTGGCGAACTTCAGCCGCTCGCTGTTCATCGGCGGCGCCGGCAACGTCACCGTCGACCTGGTCGGCGGCGGGACCAACGTGCAGTTCGCGAGCGTCGCGGCCGGCACCATCCTGCCGATCCGCGCGAAGCGCGTGTACGCGACCGGCACCACAGCGACGGCGATCGTCGCCCTCTGGTGATTTCCCCGGGGCCCGGCCCGGGGCACGGACGCCCCGGGCCCGGCACCCCGCTTTCCTCGTGAGGCGCTATGCGGGCCGGGACTCTCGACAGGCGGGTGACGCTGCTGCAGCCGGTGCCGGTGCGGAACGCCATCGGCGAGGAGACCACGGCCTGGCAGACCGTCGGCCAGGCGTGGGCCAACGTCGAGGCCCTGCCCGGCGGCGAGGGGTTCGACGCGGACCGCCGCGAGCACAAGCGCAGCGTGCGGATCACCATCCGGTACCGGCCCGGCGTGCGGGCCACCTGGCGGGTGCAGCACGACGGGGACGTGTACGAGGTGACCGACGTCCAGGAGCCCGAGCGGCGCGAGAGCCTGGTGCTGCTGGCGTTCGCGCGGGAGCCCGTGGCCGGGCCCGGGGGTGGGTGATGCGCGGCGCAGCGGACGGCGTGGTGCTGGGGCTCAAGGACGTGCAGTCCCGGCTGCTCGACCTGCCCCGCAAGGTCGGCATGAGCGTGGTGCGCCGGAACCTGTACCGCGGCGCCGTGATCATCCGCGACGAGGCCCGCACCCTGGTCGCGGTCCGGTACGGCGCCCTGCAGAAGAGCATCGCGGCGCAGACCGACCGGCTCGGCAAGGAGCGCAACGTCATCGTCATGCGCGTGCTGGTGCTGCCGAACGCGTTTCGGCTCAACGAGAAGAGCGGGCGCATCAAAAAGCAGAAGCGGAAGAAGGGCGAGCGCCGGTACTACCGCGGGGAGATCTACCCGCGCAACTACGCGCACCTGGTGGAGTTCGGCACGCAGCCCCGGCCCCAGGGCAAGGGCACCAACCCGGGCGTGCGCCCGCGGCCGTTCATGCGGGCGGCGTTCGACTTGCGCAAGGACGAGGCGCTCGACACCATCGTCCGCGGCATCCGCGACGAGGTGATCAACGGGGCGAAGGGGGGGCGGGGCTGATGGCGACGACGATCAACGGTGCCATCTACGAGCTGCTCACCACCGCCCGGGACCTGCCCGGCCTGGTCGGTATGCGCATCTACCCGGAGCGGCTCCCGCAAAAGGGGCTGGTCTACCCGGCGATCGTGTACCACAAGGGGGGCGGCGTCCGCTCGTATTCGAACGACGGGGACAGCGGCTTCAACCGGGCCCTGTACCAGTTCGACGTGTGGGCCGACACCCTCGAGCTCGCCGCCCAGGTGGCCCAGACGCTGCGGCTGGTGCTGTCCGGCTTCCGGGGCGACGGCCTGGGGATCTCCATCCAGGGGATCTTCTGCGACGGCGAAGAGGAGGGGTGGGACGACGAGCGGGAGAAGTACTTCGTCAGTCTCGACTTCACGGTCCTGCACAACGAGCCCAACCAGATCGAGGCGCCATGAGCAATCAAGATCCAGCGGTTTTCCCCGCCGGTGTTGTCACGCTGCACCAGTGGACGATGATGCCAGACGGTTCGACGTACATGCACCTCTGGGCGCCGGCGTGGCGCGTCATCACCGACAAAGCCACGGGCATCCCTTTCTTCCGATCGGCGGAGCACTGGCATATCGCGGCATTCGGACCCGATGGGCGACTGCTCATCCTGATCCCAGGGTGCCAGGTAAAGGGCTTTGCGACCTGCAGCGTCAACCCCCAGCTCAAAGGCGGAGCTCAGATCTACACCGCTGAGTGACCTTGACCCGGCCCCCGCGTCGGGAAGTATCGCGCAGCACCGCACGGACGCGCGGCGCGCAACGCAAGGAGGCGGCTCATGCCGGCGACGATTGCCAAGGGCGGGTTCGGGACAAAGCTGCAGAGCGACGCCACGGGCTCATTCCAGCCGGTTGCCGAGATCGGCACCGTGAGCGGCCCGCAGATCAGCGTTGTGCTGGTCGACGCCACGCACATGGAGAGTCCCAACGGAGCGGCCGAGAAGATCGCCGTCGGCGTGCACGAGATCGGGGACATCTCCTTCGAGGCGTCGCTCATCGAGAACGACTCGACGCAGCTGCAGCTCTTCACCGACGCCCGCGCCAAGACCAAGCGCAACTGGCGCATCATCCTGCCCGGCGGCGCCAAGCGCTGGGCTGGTCCCGGATACGTCTCCAGCATCGGTGACGAGTTCCAGATGCGCGACCGCATGGTGCGCCGGGTCGTGATCACCCCGTCGGGCGACTGGGTGTTCGAAAACAACACCTGATCCTGAGTCGTTGACCCCGGGGCGCCGTGGCAGTGGGCAGCGCGGCGTCCCGGGGTTCTTGTTTCGGAGGTCCGCCCGTGCCGTCCAAGCTCCCGACCGTCACCGTCCAGCTTTCCACCGGTCCGCGCGAGGTGGCCTTCGGCGTCGGACGCCTCGTGCAGGTCGAGACCGCGCTGGGCAAGACCGCCAACGCGATCCTGTTGGACGACCTCGCCGCGCTGGCACCCCCGTTCGAACCGGACCAGGACAAGAACAGCGACGTGGGCGGCGCCGGCGGTGGCGACGCCAAGGCCGCCGAGCACTACCAGGCCGCGGCCCGGAAGATCGGCGCCGGGTTCATGGCGAAGTTCGTGGCCGGATGCCTGGACATGACCGTGGCGCAGATCGACGTGGCGCTCGGCCCGGCCGATCTCAGGCCGGCGTTCATTGTCCTGGCCAGCGGTTTCATCGAGGCCGTGGGCCTGCTCAACGGCGCCGAGGAGCCGCCGGAGGCGGACCCTCCGAAGCCCGCGGCCGCGGGCTGAGCGCCCGCGAGCTGCGGGCCTGGGCGATCGTGGAGCTGGGGCTGCGGCCCGCCGACCTCGAGGACCTGCACCCCGCCGACGTGCCGGCCCTGTGGTCAGCGTGGGAGCGGCGGGTGCGGCGCGAGGACTACCGGGCGGGGGTGATCGCCACGATGCTGGCGGCCGCGCCCAAAGACGGGATGCCGCGCCCGACGCCCGCGACGTTCTTCCCGTCGCTCGAGCCGCTGTTCCCGCCGCCCGAGCCGGACTCGGATGAGGAGGTCGAGCGGAAGCTGATGGCGCTGCTCGGCCATCGAGGAGGTTCCCAATGACACGCATGGCGCTGGGCGCGATCCGGATCGACCTGCTCGCCGACGTCGCCAAGTTCGTCAGCGGGATCAACACCGCTTCGAACCGGCTGACCCGCTTCGGCTCGCAGGTGTCCGGCACCGTCAAGTCGATCGACCGCGCGTTCACCGAGCTGGGCGGCAAGCTCACGCTGAAGGTGACCGCCCCGCTCGCGGGCCTGGCGGTGGCGGCCGTGCGGGCCGCCGACCCCACCAAGCAGATGGGCGAGCGGCTCGAGCGGCTTGGGCTGCAGGCCCAGGCCGCCATCAAGCCCCTGGGCGAGGTGCTCATCCGGCTCTTCGACGAGGCCGAGCCCACGCTGCGGGTCGGGATCGGGCTGCTCAACCAGGTGAGCGAGGCCTTCGCCGGGCTCGAGCCGCGGACGCAGAAGATGATCGTCCTGGCCGCGGGGCTGGCGGCCGCGACCGGCCCGGCCCTGCTCGCCCTGTCGGGCGTGGCCGTGGCCGCCAAGGCCGCCGGCGCCGCCATCGCCGTGCTGTACCCAGCGGCGGCCGGCCTGCTCAGCCTGAGCATCGCCATGGCCCCGGCGATCGCGGCCGTGGGCGTGGCGCTGGCGAGCTGGAAGGTGGGGGAGCAGATCTACGAGAACTTCGCGGCCGTGCAGAAGGCCGGCGCGTACATGGCGACGTCGCTGCGGACGCAGGCCGCGCTCATCCAGGAGGCGTTTGTCACCGCGTTCCGCGTGGCGGGCGCGGCGTTCAACGAGTTTGTGTCCAGCGTCACCCCGCGCATCCCCTCGGGCCTGGCGGACCTGGTCGGGCGCGTCGACGTCGGGGCCGCGGGCGTGCTGCGGAGCCTGACCGCCGCGGGCGCGGCCGTGGCCTCGGCCCAGCCCACCATCGGCGCCGAGATCGCCGCGGGCCAGGCCCGGGCCCGCGAGGCGGTGGCGCTCGAGGGCGCGGCCCTGCGCCAGACGATGGAGGACATCGACCGCCAGTTCCGGTTCAAGCCCGGCGGCGCCGGCGGCGCGGTGGTGGGCGCCACGAACGTCGTCACCGGCCTGGCCGAGAGCGTGCAGGCCAACCGCCAGGCGATCATCGACGGCGTCGCCGGCATCGGGGACGCCTTTCAGGACGCCGCGGACTGGGCGATCGAGCTGGGGGAGGCCGCGCCCCCGGCGCTGGTGATGACCAGGAAGGAGACCGACGCCGCGAAGAAGGCGGCCGAGGACGCCGCCCGCAAGATGGAGCAGCTCGCCGACCGCGTGCAGTCGATCCGCGAGGGGATCGACCCGTGGGCGAAGTTCACCGACCAGGTGAAGGACCTCGACGCCGCGCTCGCCGCCGGGATCCTCACGCTCGAGGAGCACGGGCGGCTGGTGGTCGAGCTGCGTGCGAAGTACGACGCGCTCGCGGACAAGGCCGACGACACGTTCGCGGGCAAGATGTCCAAGGCGATCACCGGGTTCAGCGACGAGGTCAGCTCGGCGTTCGCGGACCTGGTGGTCGACGGCGAGACCAGCTTCGAGGCCCTGGCCAAGAGCTTCGAGAAGATGCTGCTGAAGATGGCGCTCAACGAGCTGGCCTTCAAGCCCATCTTCGCCGGCCTGGGCAGCGCGTTCGGGAGCCTGCTGGGGGCGCCGTCTGGTGGCACCCAGATCACGGGGATTCCCGTGCCCAACACCCTCGAGCCGGTCGACGGTGTCCGCGACGCTGGCGGTCCTGTGCTGCCCGGTCGGCGATACCTGGTGGGCGAGCGGCGGCCCGAGCTGTTCGTGCCGAACGAGCCGGGGTATATCTTCCCGAACCCGCAGTTGGGCGGCGGCGCCGTGATGGTCCAGGTCATCGACCAGCGGGGCGGCGGCGCCCCGGTCGAGGTGTCTGAGGCGTCGGGGCCTGGCGGCCAGCGGCAGATCCAGGTGCTGGTGCGGGACGAGGTCCGCCGCCAGATCGCCCAGGGCGGGCTCGACCGGGCCCTGGGGAACAACTACGGCCTGACCCGCCGCCCCGCCTCCCGATAGGGGTGGCCCCGGTCCAGAATCGGGGATAAGGTGTCACCGGCCAGGGATGCCGCGAGGTGGGTGTAGGGGTCACCGCGGAGCGTTCCCATGCGATCGATGCTGCTTGTGGCGTGTGTGGCGGCGGCCGTTGCCGGCGGGTGTGGGCCGAAGGCCCGGGTCACGATGTTCGATCCCGCTGAGTACGAGCCCTACCTGAAGGCCGGCACGGGGTCGATTGAGGGCCAGGCGTTCATCCGGACTCAGGGCGGAGGCGTGGTCACCGCGGCTGGGCGCGGGGTGCACCTCAACCCAGCCACGGAGTACGCCCGGGAGTGGTACGAGTCGGCAGTGATCAATGGGGTGCCGCTGGAGACGGATCGTGACCAGGCGGCGGGAGCCGCGATTCGGGCCACGCGCCGTTCAACCATCGCTGACGCCTCGGGCCGCTTCCGCTTCGACGGCCTGCCCGCGGGCGAGTACTACATCACCTCCGAGATCTCCTGGGAGGTCCCGGTCGGCTACTACGGCGGCGGCGTCGCCTCGACCCGCACGGAGACCTACGGAGCCCACGCCAAGGTCACCGTCCAGGACGGCCAGGTCACCCGCGCCATCGTCACCCGCTGAACATCTCAACCCAGGCCATGGACGGCCGCCATCGCCCGCGCCCACGCGGGTGGAGGCCGCTTGCTCAACATCGTGCTTCGGGCTCTTGGCCTGCGAGGCCGCGAGCCGCGCGTCGAGATCGGGATCGGGGATGACGCACGACGCCGCGCGGACCCGTGGACGGTGACGACGCGGTTCCCCGTCGTCGGCGTGGTGTACACCAACAAGGACGGAGGCTGCCGGCAGAGCGCCGTGGCCGATCTCCGGGAGGGAGATCGCCTCGACCTGATGCCGGACCCGGGCAACAAGGCCGATCCCAACGCCGTGGCCGTGTTGGCAGAGGGTCAGATCATCGGCTACGTCCCGCGTGAGCGCTGTCGGTCACTGCTGGCGCAGCTTCAGGCCGGGGAGGTGTTCTCGGTGGCCGTGGACAAGGTGTACCAGCGCAAGGACGGCAAGGTGGGCCTGACGGCGGTAGCGAGCCCTCGGGGGCGTAGGTAGTGACAGAGTGCTACGGGGTGAATTCAAACTGCGAAGACAGGAGCTTTCATGGCCAAGTTCCAAGATCTGCTCGACCCGATCGTGAAGGAGATGTTCGAATCGGCGTGCGCCGAGGGCGTCAGCCCCGAGGTCGCGGCCTCGCTCATCACAGCCCACGTGCTCCGCGACGTCGAATCTCAGCTCGTCCACCTGCGGGAAGTCTGCACCCGGGTGGAGACGATCGAAGCTGCCGTACTCGCCATGCAGCCCTTGGTGCAGCAGATCGCAAGCCGCTGAGGGCGTGTCGGCCCTCGCCTGACCGCCGCCCGCCGGTAGTATCCGCCTGACCCCTCCTGTGCACGGGCGGGTTGGAGCGTGGCGGACGCGATCTGGCCTGCGAGCCTCCCGCAGGCCCCACTGACAGCGAAGCTCTCCGGGGCCGACGAGCCCCGCGTGGTGTCGTTCTCGACCGAAACCGGGCCGCCGATCGTGCGCCGGCGCACCACCGCCCGCTGGGAGCGCTGGTCGATCGGCCTGCGGCTGACCAGGACGCAGCTCGCCACTCTCAACACGTTCTTCCGCGACACCGTCCAGGCCGGGGCCCTCCCGTTCCAGTGGAAGAACCACGAGACCGGCAACCAGGTCGATTACCGCTTCGTCGGCGAGCCGCAGAAGCGGGCCAACGCGCCGCGGAACGTCGCCGGCACCGACGTGTGGGACGTTGAGTTCGACGTCGTCACGGTCCCGGGCACGGAGGTCACCGGCAGCGAGCCGCCGCCGGACCCGCCGCCGGTCCCGCTCGTGCAGCTGGCGATGATGCCGCAGGACCCGCCCTGGCTCGAGCCGGCCGACGCCGACCTGGACGCGGGCGAGTATGTCACGCTCATCATCCGCGAGGCGGTCGCCGCGCCGCCCGACGTCGTTGTGTTCATCACGCAGATCCCGTTCGACCCGCCGACGGTCGAGGGCGAGGACGGCGGCGGGGACGCCGAGTTCGACCCGGTCTACGCGGGCGTGGGCGGGGGAAGCGGCGGGTACAAGGGTGGCACCGGCGCCGAGGGGCCGGGCGGCGGGGGCGAGGCCAGCAGCTGAGTCGTTTTACACACGCGCCCAGGACGGGCGACGGCTTTACACAAGGAGGGTTTCACGCATGAGCGGGCTCAACATCAGCCACACCACCTCGCAGGCGATCGCGACCGGAACGTCGACCAAGACGATCCTCGAGTACACGGCGCCGGCCAACACCGGAGCACGCATCCGCCGGGCGCGGATCACGTTCGACGGGACGTCGCCCACCGGCCCGAAGGTCCTGACGCTCTTCCGCAAGGGGGCGACCACCGGCACAGGCACCAACCGTGCGCCGCTCAAGGTCAGCGGCCACACCGGGAGCGTGCAGGGCACGGGCAAGGAGAACTTCACCGTCGAGCCCTCGGGCGGCTCCGTGGTGCACTCCGAGCTCGCCCACCCACAGAACGGGTGCGAGATGGCCCGCGAGGTCGTCCTCAACCCCGGCGAGACGTTCAACGTCGCGTGCAACGTCGGCACCGGCGTGAACGCCACCGTCACGCTCGACATCGAGGAATAAGCCGGGGCAATCCGTGCATGAAAACAGCGTGGGCGTGAATAGACACCCACCCGGGACGCATACGTGCGATCGCTTTCCTCCACAGCTCGCCGCGCCGTCTACGCCGCGAACACCGGCGAGGTCTTCGTCTTCCTGCTCACGCTGCGGCACCCGAGCTTCGCCGCCGACATCCTCGTGTGCTCCGACTCGGCCCGCGTGGTCAGCCTGGGCCGGACCTTCGAGCCCTTCCCGTTCCAGGTCTCGCTCGCGGACGAGACCGAGGACGCGCCGGCCCGCGTCGCGCTCACCATCGGGAACGTCGACCGCCGAATCGTCGAGGAGATCCGGCGCGTCCCCTCGGGGGCGGTCGAGGTGGTGGTCGAGCTGGTCCTGGCCTCGAGCCCGCAGACGCGCGAGGCGGGCCCGCTCACGTTCACGCTGCGGGACGTGCAGTACGACGCGCTGCAGGTCGATGGGGAGCTCGCGTTCGAGGACCTGCTGAACGAACCGTGGCCGGCGCACACCATGACGCCCGGCCGCTTCCCCGGCATGTTCGCCGGGTAGGAGGCTCGCCGTGATCGTCACGCTCCCGCGGGCCGCTGGCCTGCTCGTCAAGGGAAGCTGGATGCCCAGGCGGCTCTCGCTCGCGCCGGGCAAGCCGCGGCGGATGGTGGTCGTCGTGAGCTGCCACCGGTGCGGGACCGAGGCCCACATCAACCGCGAGGACCCCGAGTGCGGGCACGTCATCAACAGCCTGGGGCACGTCGCCCCCGCGCTGCAGTGCGAAGGGTGCGGCGCCGAGACGGTCGTTCGCCTCGAGGGGTACGGCCGGGGGCCGGGTGAAGAGTGCGGCTGACCGACACCCCGCCATCCTGGGCTCAGCGCTACGTCGGCGTCCCGTACGAGGAGCACGACTGCTGGGGGCTGGTCCGCCTGATCTACGCCCGCGAGCTCGGCGTGCTGCTGCCGTCGGTGCCCAACCCGCCGGCGCCGCTCTCCCCGGTGGACGAGATCGAGCGCCGCCGCGCCCTGCTCGTCCAGCACCGCGACCACTCCGGGCTGTGGAAGCGCGTCCCCCTGGCCGACATCGAGGTCGCGGACGTGTGGGTCGGGCGGGCCGCGGGATCCCCGCACGTGGGCGTGATGGTGGCGACGGGCTGGATGCTGCACAGCCTGGCCGGGACCGGGTGCTGCCTCGAGCGCGTGGCCGCCCTGAGCTGGGCCGGCCGGAACGACGGGTACTACCGCTTCGCCGGCCCCGTCCGCGTAACGGGCTCGCCGCGGCCGTTTCCCGGCCCCCAGGACGCCCGGATCGACACCCTGCTCCCGGTCGGGCTCTCGATCGCCGAGGCCCTGGCGGCCGCGGGCGTGGCCCCCTCGCCGCTGCTGCGCGTGTTCGTGGGCGACGTCGAGGTGCCGGCCGAGTACTGGCCCCGCGTCCGGCCCCGCCCCGGCCGGGTGATCACCGTGGCGGCGGTCCCCGCGGGCGGCGGCGGCGGCAAGACCGCCCTGCGGATCGTCACCACCCTCGCGCTGGTGGCCGCCGCCGCCGCCATCAACCCCGCCCTGGCGGGGGCCCTGGGCGGCGGGACGCTCGGCACCATCGGCGCCGCGGTCGTCACCGGCGCGGGCGTGATGGCGGTCGGCCTGGGTCTGAACGCGCTGGCCCCGCCGCCCAAGCAGCGGCTGTCCGATCCGCAGGACCGCGTCAGCGCCACGGTGACCGGCACGCGCAACGAGCTGCGGGCCTACGGCGTGGTCCCCGCGGTCCTGGGCGCGCACCGCATCGCGCCCGTGTTCGCGGCCGTCCCCTTCAGCGAGACCGTCGGTGACGACCAGTACCTGCGCTGCCTGTTCATCGCCGGGTACGGGCCGCTCGAGCTCTCCGACATCCGCCTGGGGTCCACGCCGCTGTCGGAGTTCGAGGGCGTCGAGCTCGAGGTCCGCTCCGGCGCCGCCGGCGAGGACCCAATCCGGCTCTACCCGTCGACCGTCATCGAGGACGACCAGTCGGCGCTGCTGACCTACGACGCGTCGGGCGGGTGGGTGACGCGCCGGTCCGCCGCCAACGCCGACGAGCTCGCCGTCGAGGTCACCTTCCCCCAGGGCCTCGCCCGCGTGCGCCGCAACGGGGACCGCGAGAACTACACCGTCGCCGTCGAGGTCGAGTACTCGCCCGCCGGCGCCGGGGCCTGGACGCGGATCAACTCGGCCAGCCCGTCGTTCTACCGGCAGCTGGACTTCCTCAGCCGCACCCCCGAGTGCGTGTTCGGGGGAGCGACCGCCCACACCGCCCGGATCGCCTGGGGCACCGGCGCCGGGCTCACGCCCGACGCCCGCCCGGGGTACGTCCCCGGCGCCGGGTACAGCTGGGCGGTCGGCGGCTGGGTCTACGCCCCGACCGCGGGCACGTACACGTTCGCCATCGACGGCTCCGACGCGATCGACCTGCACGTGAAGGGACGCGAGGTCGTGAGCTGGTACGGCCAGCACGCGCCCGCGGGCGCGTGGCGCACGGGGGCGATCGACCTCGAGGCGGGGTGGCACGCCTTCCGCGTGCGCATGGAGTGCCGGCCCGGGCCCTGGCCCGACGGGGGCGCGATCGCGGTCGGCTGGCAGCGGCCCGGCGACGGGGCGATCGCGTACATCCAGCCCGCGAGCTTCCGCGACCTGGCGGGTGTTGACATGCAGCTCACCGTCAACTGGTTCGACCACTCGCAGTACGACTCTGTCCTGTCCACGACCGAGGCGCGGGTCGGTGACCCCATCCGTCGAACGCTCGCCTGGGCGGTCCCCCGCGGCGAGTACGACGTGCGCGTTCGACGCGTCACGCCCGAGTCGGCGGACTCGAACATCATCGAGGACGTGTACTTCACCAACCTCCGCACCGTCCGCGGCGAGGACCCGGTGCGGCTCGCGGGCCTGGCGAAGATCGCGCTGCGGATCAAGGCGAGCGACCAGCTGCAGGGGGTGGTGGACGATCTCAACTGCCTGGCCCGCTCGGTCGTTCCCGATTGGGACGCCGCGGCCGGGGCCTGGGTGAACCGCGCCACGAGCAGCCCGGCGAGCCTGTACCGGTGGGTCCTGCAGGGGCCGGCGATCGCCAAGCCCATCGCCGACGCCCGGATCGACCTGGCCGAGCTCGCGGCCTGGCACGGCGCGTGCGCGGAGAAGGGCCTCGAGTACAACGCGGTGATCGACTTCTCCGGCACCGTGCTCGAGCGGCTCGCGGAGATCGCCGCCGCCGGCCGCGCCAGCCCCGCCATGCGGGACTCGCTCTACACCGTCGCCCGCGACCGCGTGCTCTCCACGCCGGTGCAGCACCTCACCCCGCGCAACAGCGCCCGCTTCCGCGGACGCCGGGTGTTCGCGGACGTGCCGCACGCGCTGCGGGTCCGGTTCCTCAACCGCGACGTCGACTACCAGCAGGACGAGCGGCTCGTGCTGGACGACGGCTACGTGGTCGACGGCGTCGACGCCTGGGGCAACCCCGCGCCCGGGCTCCCCGAGGCCACGGTGTACGAGGTGCTCGAGCTGGCGGGCGTCACCGACCCGGCGCAGGCGTTCAAGCACGGCCGGTACCACCTGGCCACCATGCGTCTGCGATCTGAGATCTTCGAGCTCAGCGTCGGGGCCGAGCACCTGGTGTGTAACAGGGGCGATCTTGTGTTGGTCACGCACGACGTCCCGCTCATCGGCCAGGTCGGCGGGCGCGTCACCCGGCTCGTCACCGACAGCGGCGGCAACCTCGCCGCGGTCCGGCTCGACGAGCGCGTGTCCATGGAGGCGGGCCGCGGGTACCAGCTGCGGGTCCGCCTCGAGGACGGCACCAGCTTCGTCGCCCCCGTGCTGACCGAGCCGGGCGAGACCGACGAGGTCACGCTCGCCGGACCCCGCGCGCCCGGGTCCGCCTGGCCGGCGGTTGGGGACCTGGCGATGTTCGGGGAGTCGGGCCTCGAGTCCCGCGAGCTCGTCATCAAGAGCATCCGCATGGGCCAGGACCTCTCGGCCACGCTCGAGCTGGTCGACCACGCGCCGGGCGTGCACCAGGCCGACGTCGGGGCCATCCCCGCGTACACCAGCGGCATCACCCGCCCGCCCGTGTGGCGCGACGGGCCCGAGGACCCGGTGATCGAGAGCATCCAGTCCGACGACTGGGTGATGGTGCGCGACGCCGACGGCTCGCTGCAGCCGCGGATGGTGATCACCCTGCGGCGCCCCAGCGGCCGCAGCCCCAGGCCGGTGCAGGCCCAGGTCATCACCAGGCCGGTGCCGCCCGGGGACGTCGGGCCCGCGGGCCCCTGGTACTACCACCCGGTGCAGCCCCTGGAGAACCGGCGCGTCGCGGTCGCCAACGTCGAGGTCGGCGTCACGTACGAGATCCGTCTGCGGGTGTACGACGCCGCGGGCCGGGCCTCGCGCTGGGTCGACGCCGAGCACACCGTGGTCGGCAACGTGCTCCCGCCGCCGGACGTCGTCGCCTTCGACGTTGCGCGCATGGCCGACGGCACCCGGCGCTACAGCTGGGACCTGGGGGAGATCCCGCCCGACGTCGCGGGCGTGCGGATCAAGTACCAGCCCGCGGCCGAGACGCAGGACTGGTCGCGGATGACCGCGCTGCACACCGGCCTGCTCGACGCCGCGAGCCCCCAGGAGCTCAACGTCCCGAGCCAGGGCGAGTGGCGCTTCGGGATCGTGATGGTCGACACGGCCGGCAACGAGTCCGCCAACCCGCTGTTCATCGTGAAGACCCTCGGCCGGGCCCGGCTCCCCAACTCGGTGTACACGTTCGACGGCCGGGTCGAGCGCTGGCCCGGCACGCTCGAGGGGTGCTTCGTCAGCGAGCCCGGGCCCGTGCTCGAGGCGATCGACACCGCGACCTGGGACGGGCTCGCGGGCCAGGGGATCACGAGCTGGGACCTGTGGAGCCGCTGGAACGTCCGGCCGGTCACGCCGATCGTGTACACGACCGAGGCGATCGACCTGGGCGCGGTGTTCCCGACCAGCCCGTCGATGGCGCTGGTCGCCAGCGGGGTGGCGACCGTCGAGTTCCGCTCGAGCAACGACGCGGAGGACTGGTCCGCGTGGCAGGCGTACGCCGCGGTCGAGGGCACGAGCGTCGAGGCCCGGTACCACCAGTGGCGGATCACCGTGGCGCACCAGCCGCCGGGCTTCCCGGTGCCGACCATCCGGGAGTTCGTGGCCGACGCGCTGGCGACGGCGATCGAGCAGGTGTTCACCGACCTGGATACGTTCTACCTCGGGCCCCCGTACCGCCTGGGCGTGGGCGACTTCCGGGTGCCGATCCAGGCCGACCGGTTCATCGCCATCCAGAGCGTGAACCTGACCTTCCGCGGCCAGGGCGCCGGCTACACGTACTCGCTCGAGGACGTCGACGCGGTGGTCGGGCCGCGGGTGGTGGTGTACGACTCCGACGACCAGCCGGCGGACGTCACGGTCGACGTCGTCGTCAGGGGCTTCGCGGGCGCCGCGGGCGGGTCGCGCGTGGCGGCCGGCGGCGAGGGTCAGTGGTACTTCAGGCTGCCCGCCAACAGCGGGCACCTGCTCACGGCGGGGTTCTAGCCGATGGCCAACAACATCGCGGTCAAGGACGGCGGCGGGAACAACCAGACCGTCAAGACCACCGACACGTCGGGCGTCCACGTCCCGCATCACAACGTGGACGTCATCCCGCCGCTGGGCGCCACGGCCGACGCCGCGGCCGGCAGCGACACCGCGGACAGCTCCGCGATCGGGCTGATCAAGCGGGCCCTGCAGCACCTGACGACCGTGCTCGGCCGCCTCCCCGCGGCGCTGACCGCGGGCGGCGGCGTCAAGGCAGGCCTGGTCGACGCGGTCCCCACCGGCTCAAACCTGATCGGGGACGTTGCGCTCGGGGCCCGCACCACCGGCGGCCACTCGCTGCACCGCCTGCTCAGCGCCGCGAGCACCAACGCCACGAGCATCAAGGCCTCGGCCGGCAAGCTCTACGGGATCATGGCTTCGAACATCGGCGTCGCGCCCGCCTACGTGAAGTTCTACAACAAGGCGAGCTCGCCGACCGTGGGTTCCGACACGCCGATCATGACGATCATGGTGCCCGCCAACCAGGGCGGCATCGCACGCGAGCTGCTCATCGGCGTCCCGTTCGGGACCGGCCTGGCGATGGCCGTCACCGGGGGAGCCGCCGACGCGGACACCACCGCGGTCGCCGCCAACGAGGTCATCGTCCACACGCTGTACGCCTGAGCCAGGAGGACCCGCAGATGCCGACCATCGATCATCCCGCCGCGGTGCAGGCCGCCCAGGAGGCCCGCGACCTGTGCAACCTGTACACGGCCATCGAGGCCCGAGCGTACGACTGGGCCATCCTCCGCTGGGAGGCGCAGGGCCTGGCCGCCGTCGTGCCCGCCACGAGCGACCCGATCGCCGACGCCCAGACCACCACGGGCGCTGCGCCGATCACCGCCGACGACGTGCGGGCGGTGCGGGCGATCGCCGTGCAGATCATCCAGTCGATGACGCCGGAGCAGAAGGCCCTGGTGAACCGGCTCCGCACCTACCGGGTCGGGGGCTGACCCAGCGTGCCGCTCCGCTCGTTCAACCCGGCTCTGCACCGGCGCATGGCGCTGAACGCCACCACGGTGGCGACCGTGGCGCTCGACGCCACCAACGACGGCGTCGGCGCCGTGCTCCAAGTCCCCAAAGCCGGCACGATCGACCGCGTCGGCATCTACGCCAGCGCCGTGATCGGCGCACCCCCCACGTACCGCGTCGGCGTCGAGGGCCTGACCACCACCAGGCAGCCCAACGGCGTGTACCTGGCGAGCGGCAGCGCGTACGTCGACGTCCCGTCCGTGAGCTGGTCGCCCGGCTGGTTCTGGTTCACGCTGGGAACGCCGGTGTCAGTCGCGGCCGGCGACCGCATCGCCGCCACCGCCCGGTACCAGACCGGCACGGTCAACGCGAGCAACTGCGTCACCGCCGGCTACGGGTTCAGCTCCACGCACCCCGCGGCCTACGCCCGGCCCTTCGCCCTGCAGCTGGTGGCGGGGACCTGGTCCGCGGTGCGCGTCGCCCCGTTCGTGAGCGTGCGGTACACCGACGGCACCGTGGTCGGCTTCCCGATCTCGGCCGCGGCCACCACCGAGAGCTGGTCGAACGCCTCGAGCCCGCTGCACCTGGGCTGCGTGTTCACCCCGCCGGTGCGGTGCCGCCTGTCGGGAGCGGCTCTGGTGATCCGCCCGTCTGCGAGCTCGGACTTCGAAGTGCGCGCGTACGTGGGCGGAGCGTCCAGCCCGGCCAGGTCCGCGGCCGTCGACGCGGACGTGGACTGGGCGAGCGCGACAACGACCGACCCCGGCGAGGTGGAGTTCGACCCGTTGATCCTCGAGCCCAACGTGCCGGTCCGCGTGGTCGTTACGCCGACGACCGCCAACGCCATCACCCAGCTGCAGCGGATCAACGTGCCCGACGCGGACTCGGCCGCCGCCTGGATGGGCGACCTGGTCAGCACGCGCAGCCCGTCGGTGCTCGCGTGGACCGACGACGTCACCAGGCTCTACCCGGTGTACCCCGTCATCGACCAGGTCGACGCCCAGCCCGGCGCGTACCTGTGAGTTGACGCGCCCGCGCCCGCGGGAAGTATCCGGGCATGGCGAGCGCGAGCGTGAATGTGGGCGTGAGGTTGGGCGTGCTGTGGCGACTTCAGCTGCTGGTGGTGACCATCACGGTCGCAATCATGCGGGCCATCGCCGCGGTCCCCGTCGTGGGGAAACCGCTCCGTGGCCAGTGGTCCCTGCGCGTCGAGTTGAAGAAGTGCCGGCGCCGCCGGGCTGACAACATCACGTTTCGACCGGTGTTGCGGCTCATCAAGCTGCGGGGAATCTCATGACCTGGCCGACCACCCCCGGTTTCTCGAAGGCGAACCTTGACGCGGGCAGCGACTCGCCGGGCCTCGCACGCCCCGACATCTACTCGGCGATGGCCGACCTGGAGAGCGTCATCAACGGCCGCGGCCAGGCCAGCGGCGTCGCCTCCCTGGGCTCCGACACGCTCGTGCCCCTGGCCCAGCTGCCCGTGACGCCGATCACCACCGGCCGGATGGTCGACGGCACCGCCGGCGCGGGCAAGACCTGGAACGTCCCCGCGGGCGTCACGCGCGTGCGGGTGCGCGTGGTCGGCGCCGGCGCAGGCGGCGGCTACAGCGGCTCGGGCGACCACGGAGGCGGCGGCGGCGCGGGCGGGTACGCGGAGAAGCACTTCACCGTCGTGCCGGGCTCAACGTTCACATACACGGTCGGCGCCAAGGGCGTCGGCAAGTCGAGCGCGGGCGACGGGGACGGGACCGACGGCGGGGCCAGCTCGGTGGTCAGTCCCGCGAGCGCGACGCCCGGCAGCACGACCGTCACCGCCGCCGGCGGGACCAAGGGGCTCGGCCCCCCGGACCGGTTCGGCGGGGCCGGCGGCAGCACCACCAACGCCGACCTGGGCGTCTCTGGCGGGGCCGGCGTCTCGGGGGCCACCCGGGGCGGGGCCGGCGGCGGCAGCGCCCTGGGCGGCGGCGTGGCGGGCGCCACGGGCTACGGGGGCGCGGGCGGGTTCGGGTCGGGGGGCGGGACGTCCGCGTTCAACGGCCTCGACGGGGTCGTGATCTTCGAGTGGTGAATAGCCGCTGAATGAACACCGCTCGGAAGCCGGAGGCAGTATGGGTTTGACTCGGATCAAGATCAGCCGCAGGGACAAGCCCGGCCAGTGGCGCCGCCACTTCAAGAGGCAGTTCAGCCGGTGGCTGCGATACCAGGCCAAGCAGCACCTGGAGGATGCACCCATTAAGCGCGTGCACCACGGCTACTCGCGGTGATCACCCGCCGCCGCCGGCCGCGGCCGTCGCCGTCCCGATCATCGGGCCCAGGCCCAGGCCGAGCGTCATTCGCCGCGGGGGCGTCGCGTCCCCGGTGGGGACGAAGTACGTGATCGTCAGGCCGGCCGAGTCCAGGTCGATCACGCTCGAGGCGCCCGGGGCGCTGGCGGTCAGGTGCACGGTGATCCCGCTGTTGACGATCCCAGGGGTGAGCACCGCGCTCCACAGGTCCTTGTCGCCCCCGTAGGTGAGCGTCCCCTCCAGGGTGTTCACCGCCGCGAGCTTCGCTGCGCCGACCACGGTCAGGCCGTTGCCGAGCTGGGCGGTCAGGTCCACGGGCCCGCCGGTGCGCTTCGCCTGGACGTCGAGCTGCACGCCCGAAATCACCGCGTCGGCGGGTACCGCGAACCCGAAGGCCTCGAGCACGAGCGTTTCGGTGCCACCGCCGGCGGCGATCGAGGACGACGCGTACGTGTCGTTCGGCGCGTTGAGCGCGTTGCCGGGGTTGGTCCAGCCCGAGCCGCTGGCGCCGTAGGTCTCAACCGCGGTGGGGTAGCGTGGTCCCGAGCTGGGCATCGGTCAGCCTCCGGCGCTGCGCATGGCCCGCAGCGCGTCGACCTCGGTCTTGAGCAGCGAGAGCTGCATCCGGTTGTCCGCGGCCTCGGCGGCCCGCTGGGTGGCCTGGTTCTCGGTGGTCTCGCGCAGGCCTTCCACGGCATCGGCGAGGCTGTTGCTGCTGGCCTGCATGGCGATCGCAATGACTTTCTCGGCCTCGGTCTGCAGCCGCTTGCGATTGAGCAGGTCCTTGCCCATGAGGTGGTAGAGGGCCAGGGCGCACAGCGTGAGCGCCACGATGACCGCCAGGCCAGGCACCGTCTCGATGCACTTCTGCAGCAGCTGTGCGCCCGTCGAAATTTCGTCCGCCGCGAGTATCAGCATCCGTGGCCGCCTCCAGGTACCGGCGGCCGGATACTACCGGGGTGCGCGCCCGCGTCTGCCCCTGCGAGGTTCGCTCGCGACGGGCTTGCCCTGCTCGTCCAGCTGCACGCCGCGCTCGCCGGCAACGTCCCGCCAGGTCGAGTCCGTTCCCTCGAGCACGGCGTTCCGTCCGGTCAGCGTCTGCCAGCGCCGGACCGCGACGTCCACGAACACCGGCTGCAGCTCGATCGCGGCGACGACGCGGCCCATCTTCTCGCCGGCGACCAGCTGGGAGCCCGAGCCGCTGAATGGCTCGAAGCACAGGGCCCCGGGCTGGGTGTGCTTGCGCATCGGCCTGGCGAAGATCTCGATGGGCTTCTGCGTCGGGTGCTCGTTGCCGACCACGCGGCTCTTGCCGTCGAAGTCGATCGGCCACACGTCGGCGCCCTCGTCCACCGCCACGCGGTTCCCCTGCACGACGGCCGTGGTCCACACGGAGGACTCGGCGCGGGGCGCGACGGGCGGCATGCTCTTGCTCTTCCAACCCATCAGGCACGGCTCGTGCTGGAACTGGAACATGCACCGGCCGAGCACCGGCGTGGGCTTCACCCACACGATGACCTGGTGGGGGAAGAGCCCGGCGGCCCGCCACGCCGCCTGCAGCTCTTCGATGCGCGAGTGGGCGTGCCAGCAGTACACCGCGGCCCGGGGCGCCATCACGCGGGCGACCTGCTCGAAGACCGCGGCGAAGAACGCTGCGGCGTCCTTGATCTCGATCTCGCGGTAGGTCGAGCTCCAGTCCTTGCCCTGGTCCTTGGGGCGGTCGCCGGTGTAGTTCACGACGTAGGGCGGGTCCGTCGAGACCAGGGCCGGGGCCCGGCCCGCCAGGACGCGGTCGACGTCGGCGGCCTTCGTGCTGTCGCCGCACAGCAGCCGGTGCTCGCCGAGCTGCCACAGGTCGCCCGCGCGGGTCACCGCCACCGGGGCCGGCTCGGGGGTCTCATCCTCTTCGAGCTGATCGCCGGTCCGCAGTCCCAGCTGCTCGAGGTCTGCCGCGCCCAGGCCGATCGCGTCGAGGGTGTCGCCCGGGAGCTCGGCCACCAGCTGGGCGAGCGTCGACTTCTCCCACTCGCTCAGCTCGGCCAGCCGGTTGTCGGCGATCGCGTACGCGGTGCGGTCCACGCCCGAGAGCGGGCTCGCTACCGCCGCCAGGTGGGTCCAGCCCAGTGTGCGGGCGGCCAGCAGCACGCCGTTGCCCGCGACCACCACGCCGGCTGAGTCCCGCAGGACCGGCCGCTGCTGCCCGAACCGGGCGAGGCTGGCGGCGATCGCCTCGATGCTGCGGGGAGGGTGGGCCCGGGCGTTGGCCGGGTCGGGCAGGAGCTTGTCGATCGGCACGAGGTGGCGCTCGAGCTCAGGGGCGACGGTGCACACGCGGGTCCGGGCGGGCATGGCGGTCCTCCTTGACCGTGACCTCCAGGCCGAGTTCGCGCATGATGGGCAGCAGGTATCGGAGCTTGATGGTCCGACGTCCCGACAACCACCGGCCGATGACGTCCCTGTCAACGCCGGTCCTGGCTGCCAGCTCCACGATCGTCATCGAGCGGCGGTTGAGCTGCCGAAGCACGGTGTGCGCGATCTCGTCCATGGTGGGCCGGCGTGATGCTGACCCACGATCGACCGGCAGTCACCGTCGCGTGCGCCGGGCTGGCGCATACCCGCGTCAAAAACTCACACGCGTGTCTTTATGCGGGCTTTGACGTTGAGAACGGACGCGCAGCCGGCGCAGGGACACGCGCTTGTGGGGACTTATCGATGCTGGCGGCACGGCGCCCAACCGTGCCCGGGGACACCGGGCGGACCGAACAAGATCCTGAGATGGCGGTGAGGTTGGTGTTCGAGTCGGGTGGTACCGAGGTCGAACTCGGAGTTTTCCGCTTGCGTTTGGAGCATCCAGGTGGCAGGATGGGGGGTATGCCCAGCTCCCCCGCTCATCCGGGAGCAGGCTCGTTCGCCATCCCGAACCCGCAGACGGCCAAGGAGCCGGTCCTCGGGCGCATCGATGCGCAGCCGAGTCCGCTCAGTACTTCCGTCGACGCCTGGCTCGCGGCCCTGGCGGCCCGCGGCAAGAAGCCCAACACGATCAAGGCGTACCGAACGTTCATCGGCTCGGCCATCCGCGAGAACGGGTGGCGGACCCCGGCGGACCTGACGTACGAGGCGGTCACCGCCTGGATGGCGGGCAAGCGCGAGGCCGGCGTGTGGCAGGGGTCCACCTACAACCGCAACCTCACCGCCCTGCGCTCGCTCACCAAGTTCCTTCGCAGGACCAAGCGGGCCCGCACCGATGAGCTCGAGGACGCCGAGCGGGCCGAGGACGACGGCGGGCCCGGCTCGCGGGCGGCGAGCACCGACGAGGCCCGCGGCATGATCCGCCTGGCTTGGGCCCGGGGGCTCTCCGACCGCCGGCGGTCGAACGAGGCGGCCCTCGAGCGGCTGTGCTGTTTCAAAGCCGCGCTGCGATCGAGCGAGCCGGGCGAGTGGCGGTGGAAGCACCTGCAGCTCGACGCGCCGGTGCCGCACATTGCGTGGACCAAGGACGTGCAGAAGAACCGCCGCGCCCAGGACGTCGCGCTCGACCCCGAGCTGGTGGAGCTGCTGCGGGCGCACCGCGACGCCCGGCGCGGGGCACCGCCCGTGATGGCGGGCGGGCGCCGCAACGGCAATCCCCAGCTGCGGCGCGTGGATTCGAACGACCCGGAGGCGTTCGTGTTCGCCAGGCGGGCCAGCCGCACGACGTGGCGCGAGGACCGGGCCCGGCTGCAAATCCCCGGCGAAGATCACCGCGGGCGGCCCTTCAGCCCGCACTCGGCGCGCAAGTGGTTCGAGACCACGCTGCAGCTCGCCGGCGTGCCCGATCGCCTGGTCGACTGGCTCATGCGCCACACCGGCGACGTCGGCACCCGGTACCTGGATCCGCCGCTGGACGAGCAGCGGCGCGTGCTCAGTCTGCTGCCCGCGCTCTGGCCCGAACAGGCCGGCGGCGGGACCGGCGGGGCGGTTTCGACCCAGCGCCGAAGTTATCCACAACGTGAAGATTCTCTCAGTTCGGACTTGACACCAGCTGGCGGCGTGCCGAATCTGTCTGTCGCTCATCCGGGGCTTGCCCCCACAGACAACCCGGTTCCGGTCCCGTCGCTGCGCCACACCTCGGATGAGCCCCCACCCCTCGGTGGGACCGATCGGTGCGCGGCGGGACCGGCTCCGGGACTTTCCCAGGGGCCTGCGGCTCCGAGCTTCGGGAAGCACGTCAGGGACGAGACCACGCGTATCCGGTCGGAAATGCCGAAACCCGGACTCGGACTTTGGAATTCTAACCCGCGAGTAGCAGCAGCGTTGGCCGGCTTCCTTGACGCGTGGGCGAGGCTCCTGAAAGCAGGAGCCGAAAGTGAACGCCAAGCGTCTTGATCCTGGCAAGACCGGCCGATCCCCCAACCCCCGAAACGGCCCGCCCCCCGGCTCACACCGGCGGGGAGACGTTCGGCTCGCCGATGCCATCGCCGCCGCCGAGCTGCCGCGATGCGAGTTCTGCGACGGGGAAATGGAGCACGACCCCTACCAGCCGTCCGACCCCGAGGTCGGGGTTCGGGAGGCCCCGGCCGCGTGGACGTGCTGCCTGTGCGGCCACACCGTCACCGAGCCAACACTGTCCGAACTGAAGGACGCGGCCGACGACGCCGCGGTTGACGCGCACCGCATGGGGGTGATCGGGGGTGGCGCGTGCTGACCGCTCACCAACTCGAGCAGCGCAAGGGCAAGATCACCGCCTCGCTCGTCCCCGCCATCTGCGGGCTCGACCCGTGGAAGGGGCCCGTCCAGGCGTACCTGGAAATCACCGGCCGCAAGGTCGAGGAGGCCGAGGGCGAGAACCTCGCCGCCGAGCTCGGGTCGCTGCTCGAAGAGCCGATCATCCGGCTCACCGAACGCAAGACCGGCCGCAAGATCCGCCGCCGCAACATCTGGCGAGTCCTTCAGGACGGCCCGCTCGCCGGCAAGGTCGGCGCCACGCTCGACTGCGACTACGACGTCGACACCGACTACGGCGAGATCAAGACCAACGGCGTGCTCTCGGGCTTCGGCATCAACAGCGGCTGGGGCGAGGAAGGGACCGACGAGGTCCCCGAAAAGGTCCACATCCAGATCGCCGCGCAGATGCTGGTCTGCCCCGAGAAGCAGCTCTGCATCGTGCCCGCCCTGGTCGGACGCAAGAACGGGCTGACCATCTACAAAGTGCACCGCAACAAGGACCTGGTCGAGGCGGTCGGTGACCGCATCGCCCGGTTCTGGCGCGACCACATCGAGCCGGACGTGATGCCGCCGCTCGAACAGCCCGCCGACGCCGAGTACATCACGGAGCTGACCAGGTCGCTGCCGGTCAGGACTGAGCCGGTGGCGATCGACCCGGCCCTGTGCATGGAGTACGACAACTTCCGCGCGATGGAGAAGGCCGGCGAGGAAGGCAAGAAGATCGCCGCGGCCAAGATCAAGCTCGCCCTCAACGGCGCCGAGATCGGCACGGCGAGCGGGTTCAAGGTCAGCTGCAAGCGCCCCAAGGACAGCCTGGTGTTCGACCGTGAGACGTTCGAGGCCGAGCAGCCCGAACTTTTCTCCCGGTACACGGTCGCACGCCCCAACTCCCCCCGTCTGCTCGTGACGGCGGAGAAGAAGGCGGTGACCACGTGAGCCAGATCAACCCCCACAACGTCAGGCGTTCCGCCACCGGCGACACCAGCGGCGCCACCAAGCCCGCCAAGCCCATCGAGACGTTCAAGCAGACGCTGGCGCTCATGGAGAAGCGGATCGCGGGCGTGCTCCCCAAGCACATCACCCCCGACCGCATCCTCAAGGCCGCGATGGTGGCGGCGTACAAGAACAACAAGCTCTACCAGTGCACCCAGCTCAGCATGATGAACGCCATCATGACCGCGGCTCAGCTCGGGCTCGACCCGGGCGGGGCGCTGGGCAGCGCCTACCTGGTCCCCTACGACCGCAAGCGCAAGGACGCCAACGGCACATGGGTCTACTCCCACACCGAGTGCCAGCTCATCATCGGCTACCAAGGCATGATCGACCTCGCCCGCCGCTCGGGCGAGATCGAGAGCATCGCCGCCATCCCGGTGTTCGATGGCGACCAGTTCGACATGGAGCTGGGCACCGAAGCGAAGATCAGCCACAAGCCCAACGTCAAGGCTGTTCGGACCGTTGACACGCTGGTGCTGGTCTACGTGGTGGCGAAGTTCCGGGGGCCAGACGGCGCGCCCGCCGGCTTCCACGTCGAGTGGATGAGCAAGGCCGAGATCGACGCCATCCGCCGGCGGAGCAAGGCCGCCGACGACGGGCCGTGGGTCACCGATCCGATCGAGATGGCCCGCAAGACGTGTGTGCGGCGGGCGTTCAAGTACCTTCCCAAGTCGATCGAGCTGCTCGCGAAGCTCGCCGAAATCGAGGCCGAGGGCACCGACGCCGGGGCGCTGGCCGACATCTTCGACACCACGGCGACGCCGATCGAGCCCGAGCCCGCGGCCGACGCGGCGCCCGCGCAGACCGAGACGGCTCAGCTGCCGGAACCCGCCAACGTGAACCCGCTGCCCGGCGTGTTCAAGGACGCCCAGGAGGGCCGCACCGAGGCCGCGATGCAGCAGCAGGCGAGGCCGTCGCGGGCGGCCGCCACCGCCGCCAAGCTCAACGGCAACCACGGCGGACCGCCCGCCTGATCCGTGCTTCTTCTTCCTCCCGGTGCGCGGGGGTTCGTGCCCCCGCCGCCGGATTCTGAGCCCAGGAGTCTGCCCATGCCCCAGAAAGAACTGAGCGTCGCCACGATCAACGAGATGGAGGACGGCCGGATCGCCGCCGAGTTCAACCGCGAACTGTCAGCGCTCGCCAAGGACTGCTACTCCCGGCCCGGCGACAAGCGCCCGCGACAGGTGACGCTGAAGGTCACCATCAAGCCCATCATGGACCGCGACGGCCGCTGTGACAGCGTCAAGCTGACCGCGGACGTGAGCTCGAAGATGCCCGACCTGCGCAGCCCCGAATACGTCGGCATGCTCAAGCCGTCGGGCGTCATCCAGATCCAGACGACCAAGGGCCTGCACGCCGAGCCCAACCAGCTGTCGCTTGAAGACGAGGCGGCCCGGCGCAAAGGCGACCCGCCGAACAGCGGCCCGGCCCGGTAACACGGTCGCCACGCCAACCGCACGCCACCAGCCACCTCACACAGGAGATCCCCGTGGACCTGAACGCTGCCCTCAACACGCTCATCAAGATTGGCCAGGACGGGAAGCAGAGGCTTCCCGAAGTCACGACCCAGCCGTATCTGCCTTCGGACACGCTGCTGGTTCGCCGCAACGACGAGGCGCCGTCGCTGCTCGTCATCAAGAAGCCGCGGCTGTACACCTCATCGACCATTCAGGGGTTCTGCGAGGCCCTCAACTACCTCCGCAAGCAGGTCAAGCCCGATGCGGGCCCGGTGTTCGTCACCGTCGGCTCCACCGGCATCGTCGCAATCCTGGGCGAGGAAGATCGCCGCGACGTGCTCCAGATGCCGCTGACCTACTCGGCGGCGTACGACCTGCTCAACGAGCCCAAGGACATGACCCAGGACGAGACCGTCGCCGCGGTCCGCGAGCTGTTCAACCAGAACATCAGCCCCAATATCCTGGGCCAGCTCCGCACCATCCGCTTCAACTTGAGCAACGGCGGCGAGGGCAACATCGAGACCAGCCGCACGTCGTTCCGGGCCGAGACGGTCATGGAAATCAGCGGCCTGGGCTCCGACTTCCCCGACCAGGTCCTTGTCAGCCTTGTGTGCTTCAACGAGCTGTACTTCGGCCCGGTGAACGCCACCGGCGTGCAGGCCACGCTGCGCATCAACATCCCCAAGGCCCGGTTCAGGTTTGTGCCGCTCGCTGGTGAGCTCGAATCGGCCGAGGCGGTCCAGCTCAACGCGGCCGCCACCTACATCCGCCAGCAGTGCGGCGAAGCGGTCTTCGTCGCCACCAACACCATCGCCGGTGAGTACGAGTACGCCGCTTCGGAGTGAGACACCTCCATTCGTGCCGCCCGCCGGGTCGCGATTGCCCGGCGGGCGGATTCCCGCGGGGCGGCGCTGTTGCCGCCCTCCCGGCCCGACTGCCCGCCCGGCGGTCGGCCCTTTATGCCGAACTCCGCTCGCCCGCTCACGCTCGCCCAGGCGAGGTCGCGACGTGCGCAGTTCGGCAGATACGCCGGTGAGTCGCTCGGTTGGATCGAGCGGCACGACCCGTCGTACCTCGTCCAGCTCGCGGCGTGGACTGGCCTGAAGGACCCGTTCCGCTCCGCCGTCGTCCTCGTCGTCGTCGCCATGAGCGACAGAACCCAGGAGCCACCTATGGCCGGCAACCCGCCCAGTGCACGCCCCAAGCCCGTCAGTCTCAACGCCGAGCAGCTGCTGTTCCTCGCCGTGCTCGAGTCTTGGCCGACCATCCCACAGACCTACCCCACCAGCCTCATGGTCCAGGAGGCGTGCGCCCCGCACGTGTGCGACGAGAGCCCGCTCTGGGAAGGGCGGTTGATCCAGGACGCCAAGCACATCCCCGGCGTCGAGGTCCAGAAGCGCTACGCGCTCACGATCACCGCCGCCGGCAGCGCGGCCCTGCGCAACGCGTTCGCGACGTGCATCAAGCACCAGCAGGTCAGATGCCAGGAGTGGGCGGCGCGCGGGCAGACCGACGCCGTCGCGCTGGGGAACCAGCTCATCGAGCGGTTGCAGGCGTGGTACTCCGAGCACGTGCAGGGGATCGGGGCGGCTCGCCTGCATCCCGGCCAGGTGGACCCCGCGGACCTGGACGCGCTGGCCGGCGCGACCGACGCGGGGGTGGTTTCGGCCGGGCCCGCGGACGGTGGGGGGCGTCAGGGCGCCGGCCCCGCGAGCCCCCCGCCCCCGCGCCGTCGCGACGGGGCTGCTGCTGGGGGTGGTGGGGGTGGTGGGGGATGAGCGCTTCGCGGGACGCCATGGTCGAGCGGGCCCGCCGAGCGGCGCTGATTCGGCTGCTCGTCCGGGACAGGGCGACGTCGACGGAACTGGACCGGCTATACGCCGGGCGCCGAGACGCGGCGGCCGCCGACGTGAACAGGCTGAGACAGGACGGGTTCCGCATCGAGGTTGAACCCGAGCGGCTCCGGCTTGTTCGAGGCGCGGCGGCCGTTGGACGCCGCTGAACGCGATTCCACACACGCCTTTCGCGCGGGGGACACCCCGGGAGGGCGTTTCGCACGGGGACGGGGGCGACCAGGAGCCGATGCCATGCACAGCGCAGGCGTGGAAAGCGATTCTGCCCCGATCACGCACGATTTGAGCGGGGCTCCCATCACGACTGATTCCAGCACCATCACGCACGATCCCGCCAGAGCGCCGGAGCCGGCGGGCCAGATTCCGCCGCCGCCGATCACGTCGCCGTTCGACTCGCGGCCGCAGCGCCCGACCGTCGGCCGCATCGTCCACTACTACCCCGGCAACGTGTGTGAGACGAGCAAGGGCCAGCCGTATCCGGCCATCATCACGCACGTGATCAGCGATCGCGTCGTCAACCTTCGCATCTTCCAGGACGCGCAGCACCCGCTGCCGGTCAGCGAGTTGACCCAGGCCGAGGTGGTGAGTGCGGAGCCGGGCATGGCGGGGCGGCGCTGGTGCTGGCCGCCGCGCGGCTGATCAATTCGGGCCGGTAGGCGCAGATCGGAAGGGTTCTTCACAGTCTTCATGACTTCCGTGAAACGGGCGCCCACGCCTTCAAGTGGCATACCGGCCTTTTCAATGCGTCACCTTTCACCGCCCGGGTTCCCGGGTAGGAGTTGTCCATGAGATCCGCGCGTGGTTCGCAGGGGGCTCGGGGGAATTCGTTGCTCGGGAGGTTGGCGCTCGTTATGGCCGCGGCCGTGGGGCCGGGCCTCATTCTGAGCGCGGGCGCGGTGGCCGCGTTCTCGAGCGCAGTGCCGGCCCGGGCCGTTGTGCCAGAGCCGGCGGAGGTTGACCCGCTCGGGCTGTACCCGGGGTGCCGGTTCGCGGTTGTGTTCTGGGACGGCTCGTACTTCCTCTGCGCGGACGCCGACGAGGCCGCGGACGTGTTCGCCCGGTTCCCGTACCTCGCCGACTCGGTTCGCCGCATGGGCGACCTGGACCAGGACCCCGACTTCTGCGGCTGGTTCGGGTACCAGTTCAGCCGCTCGCGCCCGCGCCTGACGCTGCACATCGTGGCGGCGGGGGCGGAGGGTTGATCGTTTGGCCGGTGGGGCAGACGGGCGGCTTCGCGAGTGCCACGCCCAGACACGGGCCCCCGCGCGTTCGAGACGCGAACCGGCCATTACCTGCGTGATCCGACGCAATCGGACCGCTCAATCAATCAGAAAGCGAGGTGCCACATGAAGAACTAACTCACGAACCTTCCGCAAGCAGTCCTGCCCCCCGCGCCCGCGTACACGCGAGCGCGGGGTTTTGAACGACGAGAGACGCAAGGAGTTGATCATGAGAACCGAACACGAGCGTGCGGAGCAGCAAGCGCTGAGCCACGCGGAACACACCAAGTACGTCGCGCTGATACTGCTGGCCGCAGCAGTCGCGCACGCCCTCGGCATCCTGGTTGGCAACGGCAGCATCGGCGGGTGGTTCCGGTGAGCTTCCTGCCCAGCGCTGCCCGCGAGCAGCACATCGCCATCACCGGCAAGACCGGCAGCGGCAAGACCACGACGGCCAAGAGCATCGTGGAGCAGGACCTGGACGCCGGGCTCCCTGTCGCCGTCATCGACCCCACGTCGGCCTGGTGGGGCCTCCGCTCATCGGCGGACGGCAAGAGCCCGGGCTACCCCGTGGTCGTCCTCGGCGGGGATCACGCCGACGCCCCGCTGTCGCCGCTGTCGGGCAAGGCGTGCGCGGCCCTGGTCGCGAACGACCGTGTGTCCGCGATCTTCGACGTGCGCGAGCTGATGGTGAACGAGCGCAACCGGTGGTTCACCGACTTCGCCACGGAGCTGTTCCGGGCGAACCGCTCCCCGCTCCGCCTGGTGCTGGACGAGGCTCACCTTTTCGCGCCTCAGGGCAAGGTTCCCGACCCCGAGACGGGGAAGATGCTGCACGCCGCCAACACCATCGCCAGCAGCGGGCGCTCGCGCGGCATCCGGTGCCTGTGGATCACGCAGCGCCCGGCGAAGCTGCACAAGGACACGCTCACGTGCGCCGACACGCTCATCCCCATGCGGGTCATCGCGCCCCAGGACCGCGACGCGATCGAGGCATGGGTCCTCGGATGCGGCGACAAGGCCAAGGGGCGGGAGGTGCTGGACTCGCTCGCCCAGCTCGCCCGCGGCGAGGGGTGGGTGTGGTTCCCCGAGGGCGGCGTCCTCAAGCGGATGCAGTTCCCGGCGATCCGGACGTTCGACTCGTCGGCCACACCGACCGGGGGCGAGGCGCCGGCGAAGCCCAAGACGTTGGCGGAGATCGACCTGTCGGCGATCACGGCGAGCATGGCCGCGGCCGTCGCCGAAGCCGAGGCGAACGACCCGAAGAAGCTGCGGGCCGAGCTCGATCGCGTGAAGGGCGAATTGAAGAAGGCCCTGGCGACGCCGGTGAGTGTGGCGCCGGAGGAAATGACCCGGCTGCGCCGCCGCACCGAGAACCTCGTCGCCGACCTGAATGACGCGCTGCTCAAGCTCAAAGGCATGCGAGACGCCGCAGACGGCGTGGACACGACGATCAACTCGATCACAAGCACGCTCGCCGCGGACCCAGCCCACCCACTGCACGAGCCCAACGACTACGCGCAGCTTCCGGCAGAGGCCGCCGTGAAGCCCCGCAACTACTTCCTCAACGAGGCGCACACAACCCACGTTCCCCGATCTGCCCCCACAGCACGGGTTGCCCGTCCCCCGGGGGAATCGCCCCCCGGGGGCGGACTCGGCCGCGGTGAACGCGCCATCCTGACCGCGTGCGCCCAGTACCCCGAGGGGTGCGACCGCGTCCAGCTCGGTGTCCTCACCGGCTACGCGCGGTCCAGCCGCGATGCCTACCTGCAGCGGCTTGCACAGCGGGGGTTGGTCACCCGGGACGAGCCGATCAGGGCCACGCCCGCGGGAATCGAAGCGCTCGGCGACTTCGAACCGCTGCCGAGGGGGTCGGCGCTGCGGGACCACTGGCTCAAGACCCTGCCCGAGGGTGAGGCGCGGATCCTCAGGGTGTGTATCCAGGCGTGGCCCGAGCCCGTCGCCCGCGAGACACTGAGCGACCGCACCGGCTACGCCCGTTCGTCCCGCGATGCGTACGTGCAGCGGCTGGGAGCCAAGAAGCTGGTCGTTACAAGCGTCTTGGGCGTCGCTGCCAGCCCCCGGCTGTTCGACGACTGGAAGGGGGTTGATTGAGCGCCCCAACCAAGACATCCGGCACCATGTTCCGCTGCCCGAACTGCAAGCGGCCGACGCTCTGCCGCGTGCTCGGCTCCGAATCGAAGCCGCCGCGGTTCGAGCGGACGAGGCAGCGCGAGTGCCGCGAGTGCGCGCACAGGTTCGTCACCCGGGAAGTGTTGGTGTCCGCAGGGGAAGCCTCATGAGCAGCCGCGAGATCACGGCCGTCGCCGGGTGGTTCGGGTCCAACCGCATGCACCCCGAGCGGGTTGGGCTCGAGCTCGGCGAGCTGGACTGGTGTGGCGTCCCGTGTGTCGGGGGCGGGCCGGAGCTGCCGCACATCAACTGCCGATCGGGCGTGGCCAACGACCTGCACCGGCACGTCATCAACCTCTACCGGGTGCTCAAGTCGGATGAGCTGTGCGCCATGGCCGCGGAGCAGCTCGACCGAACGCTCTTTCACCAGGACGAGTTCGCCGACGCGCAGGAGCGGTGCCTCATGCGCGAACGTGACCGCACCAAGCCGTGGCGTCTGACCGCCGACTTTGAGCCCGAGCCCGGGAAGGTGTACAGCCACGAGCAGGTCGACCCGGCCGATGCCGTCGCGTGGGCCGTCGACTACGCCGTCGCGTGCTGGATGGGACCCGGGGCCAGGGCCGGCAAGCGCGACGAGTTCCGGGCGTACTTCTCGTCCAGGTGGACGGCTACGGGCGGCGCCAGCGTGAAGCGGTTCCGATCGTGGATCGAGTCCATGTACGGCTGGCGGGACGTCCTGAAGCGGTGGGAGTTCCGCTGCATGGACGCGTTCGACTTCATCCATGCGTGCAAGGACACCGCGGGGCACGGGCTGTACGTCGACTTCCCGTGGGTGAAGGCGGGCGTGGATTACCGCCACCCGTTCAACGAGGCCCAGCACCGGGACGGGGCTCAGCTGCTCAGCCGGTTCAAGGCATGCCGCGTCGTGATCCGGTACGACGTGTGCCCGCTCATCGAGGAGCTGTACCCGCGAAGCCGGTGGACGTGGATTGAGGCCACCACCCGGAACCAGAGCAACGGCGAGACGCACGAGGTTCTGCTCATCAACGGGCCGAGCCGCACGGCCGGGGTGGTGGCATGAGAGCGCGGCATTGGTACCACTGCACCGATCGGCGCAGCGACTCGGAATGGGTTGCCCAGCGCCGCGCGCCGCTCATTCGGGCTGACAGCGAGCCCGAGACGCCACGACTGTGCGTGGCGCCCAGCGTCGCTCAGGCCCTGGTGGCCGTGTGGTGGTTTCGAGACGTGACGGTGTACATCACGCCCATGCGGCGCACCGTGCCGCCCAGCGGCGTGTTCGACGCCTGCATGACCCAGGAGCGATGGATCATCCCGCCCGTCAAACTGACGCGCGTGGGCGTCATCCCGTTCGACTCGATCCACCCCGTGCAGCTTGAGTCCGATCCGAGGGAATACCCCGGCTACCGGGCGTGGGAGAGGCGGGCGTTCCGGCTGGAAGGCCTGTGTCGCGCTGTTCGAGCCCACCTGCCTGATGCCCACGCGCCCAGCGTCGAACGGTTCGCGGCCAAGTGCCGAGAGTTCTTCGACGCCAAGCAGTGCGAATTGGAAGAGGAGCGGGCCAAACAGTGGGGCCTGGACGAGCCAGAGTTGCCGGCACGGCGGGAGGTGCTGCCATGAAGTGCCTCTCCCTCTGGCAGCCGTGGGCCTCGCTGATCGCGGTCGGGGCAAAGCTCATTGAGACGCGGTCGTGGTCTACCTCGCACCGTGGCCCCGTAGCCATCCATGCCGCCGCCCTATGGGGACACAAGCAGTATCAACTGTGCCATTCCGGCGTGTTCTATCGAGCCCTGTCTGCCGGCGGCGCGTTTGTCCCCGACATGCGCACGCCCCGGCGGCGCCCGCCCTTCTGTCTGCCCTTGGGGTGCATCGTCGCGGTCGCCAAGGTGGTCGACTGCTTCCAGATCACCCCGATGTCGCGGCCGCTGGATGATCGTGAGCTCGCCTTCGGCAACTACGAGACGGGCCGGTACGGCTGGGAGCTGTCGGACATCGTCCGCCTTGAGCGCCCCATTCCCTTCAAGGGCCGCCAAGGACTGTTCACCCTTCCCCCCGACGTCGTCGGGCAACTCCCGGAGACCGCATGAGCTTGCAAAGAAAGCGACTGAAGCGCCGGCTCGCGGTTGCCAGTGATCAGGCGGCGGCTGCGCGCAAAGCCGCGCAGTTGTGGAGCGAGCGGGCTTCCGAGCTTGAGCGGGAACTGATGAACGCACACAAGGCGTTCGAGGCGATCGGCGGGGTGAGTGTTCGTCGCGACTACTGCACTGATCGGGTGCGGGTTGAGTTCGGAGTCGACCAGCGGTCATGGGACCACGCCAGTCGGACGGATGCGCGGACCACGGACTTGGCGAACTACATCGCGGACGCCATCGCCTGCCACATTCGCAAGGGATTGCCCCGATGAGCATCGGCACCCGCATCCCGCACCCGACCGCGCTGGCCCTCGCCAACAGCCTCATCGCCCTGTGGGGCGGCCGGGCCAATCCGCACGGCCTGGTGGCGGTTGGCTCCGTTCGCCGGCGCCGGGCCAGCTCGGGAGACCTGGACCTGCTCTGCCCGCTCCCGGCCAAAGGGCAGCCCGACCGGTTGTACCAGGAGCTGGTGGGCGAGGCCAGGCCGACGCTGTTCTCCGCCGCCGAACCCGACATCACCGTCAAGGAGATCAGCGGGCTCAAGAAGGGGTTCCGCACCGCGACGTTCAGCGTCTACTGCCGGTCGCTCAACATCCGGGCGTTCGGCGTGCAGCTGCACCGGGCCGAGGCTGACAACTTGGGGTGGGCCGCGATCCTGCGCACCGGCCCCGAGGATTTCGGCCGCTGGTTCTTGTGGAGATGGAAGGACGTGATGCGGATCGCGCCGAGCGGCCGGGCGAGCGACACGTACCTGCTCGACATGTACGGCAAGCCTGTAAAGGGCTTCAGCGAGACCGAGCTCATCAAGCGGGTCGCGCCCGAGTACATCGAGCCGAACAAGCGGGACGAGTTCATGGAGAAGAAGAACGCCGAGAGGCGGGATGGAGGGACGTGGTGAAACGATCAAGTGACAATCGGTTGTGGGTGTGTCGGAACGGGCACATCGTGCGAGACAAGGCCCTGTCGGGGCAGGAGTGCCGGCGGTGCCGCGCCAATGAGAAGAGGCGCCGGACGACAAAGAACCGCGTGACATGGGAACCGGCAGATGGGAAATTGAGGGGGCGGTGGTATGCCAACGTTGGGACCGTGACCCGAGCCGACGGCAAGAAGTACAACGTGTTCCTGACTGTCCTGCGACGCGACCTTGAGCGGGTGATGCGATCGTTTGGCCGCGACACGTTGCTCGTTGAATCCGCCCCTGCCTGCCGAACGCGGTTCAAGTTCGAGGAACAGCCCGCATGACCCGCACGGACACGCGCCCAATCCGGGTCAATGTCCAGCTGGGCACCCTCTTCAACCGGCCGCCGCCGCACGCGCCCGAGACGGAGATGGCGTTGCTGGGCGCGATGATCCTGGACCACAAGGTGACGGGGGACGTGGCCGAGATTCTCAGCGGTCCGGAGGACTTCTTCAACGCCGCGCACGGGGCGATCTACGCCGTGCTGATCGACCTCTACAACCACAACCGCAGCGGGGACCTGGTCGAGCTGGTCGAGCGCCTGCGCAGCAACCAGATGCTGGCCGACATCGGCGGCGCGGCGTACCTGGAGAAGCTCGCGGCGGAGACGCCGGGATCGGCGGGCGCGGCGGCGTGGGCCACGGTGGTGGCCGGCAAGGCGGCGTTGCGCCGGCTGGTGAGCGTGTCGGGCGAGATCATGCACCGGGCGTACACCCACGAGGACGCCGGCAGCGTCGCCGAGGTGCTCGACCGGGCCGAGCAGGCGGTGTTCGACATCGCGCACAAGTCGCTGCCGACGCGGGCCAGCTCGCTCGGGGAGATCCTGCAGCAGACGTACGAACGGGTGAACGAGCGCGAGGCGGCGGGTTGCGCGGCCGGCGTGCCGACCGGTTTTTACGACCTAGACGCTCTGATCACCGGGCTCGAGCCCGGGCTGATCATCATCGGCGCACGCCCGTCGATGGGCAAGACGGCGTTCGCGGTGCAGGTGGCGGAGCAGATGGCGGACGGCGGGTTCGGCCGGGCGGGGATCCCGGTCGGCGTGTTCAGCATGGAGATGTCCAAGGGGGCGCTGGTCGAACGGATGCTGTGCGCACGGGCGGGGATCACGACGCAGCAGCTCAAGAGCGGCAAGCTCGGCCGGGCGCTGGTGGCCAAGGTCATGCAGGCGGGGGAGCAGATCGAGGCGATGCCGCTGTACGTGGACGACACGCCGGGGCTCACGATCATGGGCCTGCGCGCCCGCGCCCGCCGGATGGTGAAGCAGTACGGAGTGGGCGCGGTGTTCGTGGACTACCTGCAGCTCATGACCGCCCCGGGGCGGCAGGAGAACCGCCAGACGGAGGTGGCGGCGATCAGCCGGGGCATCAAGGCGCTGGCGATGGAGCTGGGGGTGCCGATCGTCTGCCTCTCTCAGCTCAACCGCGGGCCCGAGAGCCGGTCAGACAACCGCCCCCGCATGAGCGACCTGCGCGAATCCGGCGCGGTGGAGCAGGACGCGGACGTGATCATGCTCCTGCACCGCGAGGAGTACTACCACATCGGGGATCCGGTGTGGGAGAACGACCCGGACAACGAGCAGAAGAAGGGGTTGGCGGAGGTGATTGTGACCAAGCAGCGGCAGGGGCCGACGGGCGTGGTGTACCTGCGCTGGCGGCCGGAGGCGACGAGGTTCGCGAGCGTGGCCAGGACAGCGCGGGAGCCGCGAGAGCCCGAGTACCGGGCGTCGCCTCCTCCCGATGCGTTCCCGCCCAGCCAGGCCGCCGCGCCGCGACAGCCGCCGACGCCGCAGAACGACGACCAGGAACCCGGCATCCCCTTCTGACCTTTGCCCCACCCCTTCAACGAACCAGGCCATGACGCCCACGCCCACCAACACCTCTCCCACCGCCCCGACGCCATCACCGCCGCCGCGCATCAGCAAGGCCGCCAAGCTCCCGCCGATGCCCGTCGACGCGGAGGCGTTCCTGCACGCGTGTGAGCACGTGCCGGCGGACATCATCGGGGCCAGGGCGCTGGCGTGGTGCATCGCGTGGAGCGGGGGCCACGTGGACCAGGCGGCGCTGGCGCAGACGGCGGGGCTGTCGTTCGACCGCGTGAAGGACCACTGGCGGACGATCATGGAGGGGGTGCCGGAGCTGGTGCGTCGGCGAGCCCAGGCGGACCAGCGAGCCGAGCGGGCGCGGCAGCACGCCCAGGCGGCGGCGCAGGGACGATGGGGCTTGTTGAGAACGGATGCTCCGGGCATCGCGGCACATGCCCCGAGCATCCCAAACCATGCTCCGGGCATACCCGACGGTGATGCTCCGAGCATGTCGGGGAATGCTCCGAGCATCAAGAAGGATGCTCCGGGCATCCGGGATGGACCGCCGCCACCCCTTATTGAGAATGCTCCGAGCATCGATCCACATGCTCCGGGCATCGAAAACCATGCTCCGAGCATGGCGGCGCGGAGGGTGCGCAAGGAGGGGGGGGGGGGGGAGGATGGTTTTACCCACCCCAAACCCAAACCATCACTTCAAAATCCGCAGGGCGCGCGCCGAAACGTCTGGACGCCGGAGAGTTTGGATGAGCTGGCTCGGGTTGGGGTGGGGGCGTACCGGATCCTCGATGACCTCGGAGTAGCTGAGCCTGCGCTGTCGCAGCTCGCCGAATCGGAGGCGGTGCCGACCGCCGCGATCATCGAGACGGCACGGGCGGTGCTCGCCACGAAGGGGCCCGTAACGTCGCGCCCGGGGCTGCTGGTTGCACGCCTGCGCAAGGCGTTCGGTCTGCCAGCCCTGAGGGCCGCCCCGCTCAAGACAGAGGCCAGGAAGGCCGCTCAGGGGCTGGCGGAGACGATCCGCCGCCGGAAAGGGAACCCGTGATCAAGATCCATGTCCCGCTCGCGATCGACGGCACCATCTGGGAGGTGGCGCAGGGCCAGGGCAAGTGCGCCGAGGTGGCGCTGGAGCACCTGGACAAGGCGTTCAAGCTCGCACGGTTGATGGTGGACGCTCAGCCGGACGCGGCGTTCAGCTCGGGAGAGTTCGAGATCACACTGAGCGTGGTCGCGCTCATCGCACCTTCGGGGGACGTCCCCGCTTCTTCTTCGGGCCGGTAGGAACAGGCTTGGCCTTCTTCGGCCGGGCGCCCAAGTAGACGCCGACGGGGTTGGGGATGAGGGCCGCGGCCTGGTCCTTCGACCAGAGCCACGACTTGCCGATCATCTGCACCGGGTGCACGCCGCGTGAGCCGGCGATTTGCAGCAGGCGGCGGCGCGAGACGCCGACCAGCTCGGCGAGCTGGACGGTCGAGACGAGTTGGTCGGCCCGGATACCCGGGATCGGCTTGGCTTCCACGGCGTGAGGGTAGGGGGGTGGGGCCGACATCGGTAGGGCTCAGGCGAACAGCGTGCCTTGCACGCCAGCGCCAACCGGCGCAGCGGCCGCGGGCTCATCGTCGGCGTCGTCATCGGGGGGCCACGCTGGCGCGCTGTCCGGGACCGGTCGAGCTTCGGGGCGGAGCGGATCCGCGATCGTGTTGCCGTCGATGTCGCGCCACCACAGCGCCCCGTTCGCACGCACGGTCAGGAACACGGGGACGAACGGCGAGCCAAACAGCTCCGCCCAAGCGAGCATCCCGTCCCGGCGCTTCGCGTTGTGCGGGGCGCAGAGGACGAGGTAGTTGTGTTCGGATTCGTAGACGACGAAGTCGAAGATGGGGAGGTCGGCCCCGTCGTTGCCAGCGGCGAGCGCGTGATCGGGTACCAGCGCCTGCCGCGCCTCGCGCACGCTCACGTAGGCAACGCGGCGAGTGCGGAACAGGTCCTCCACCACGACCCGGGCGGGCTTGGACTCGGTACGCTCGCGCTTCGGCTTGGAGCCGGGCGTGAGAACGCGGGTAACGGCCCGTCCGGGTTCGTGAGGAGTGACGCCCGGGGTGTCGGGGACTTGCTCGCAGATCGCGACACGCACGCCGGCGGCGATCAGGGTGCGGAGATGCCGCTCGAGTTCCTGCGCCGGGAACCCGGCACAACGGAGCTTGCCCTCGCCGAATTCCGGGCCCAGCACCCGCGCGAGGGTGCACGCATCGTCGCCGTAGGCCTCGAACCGAATGCCGAAGCCCCACAGCAGCAGGGCGTCCGGGTGCGCCGCCTTGAACCGGTCATACTGGCGCTGCCGGGGCGAATCGAGGACGGACGAATTGGACGAGTTCATGCGTTGCTCCCGGTGAAGAACAGCGGGGCGGCCGACCGCTCCGCGGCGATCGCCCGGGCCTGTCGGTTGGCCTCACGCTTCGCGGCGCGGGCATCGAGCACGCTCTGCAACTCGGGCTCGTAGACCTGGACCGTTCCGAAATGGAGTGTGTGGCGGAAGGCGAAGGCGGTGAATGCGGGCTTGCCCGGGGGTGTGAACGCGTGCCCGTACTTCTGCCCGTACGCCCGCTCGGTCAGCAGGTCTCCCCAGCCCGGAACCCGCTCGGGCTCGATCCAGCCGCGGGCGTTGCGGTCCCAGTAATACGACAGCGGCGGGCGCTCGCCGAGCTTGTCCACCAGCAGCCACCGGCAGAAGTCGGGCTTGTCGCTCGTCGCGCCTTGGCACGCGGCGACGGCCTCCTCCCAGGTGCGACGGGACTTCTGCGCGAGTTCGTAGCGGAACTCGGGCACGCCGAAGATGGTCAAGGTGGCGAGCTTGCCGGGCATAAGCCCCCGCCCCGGGCGTCAACCCGAGGCGGGAGGGAGAGGAGTTCAGCGGGTGGCCTGCAGGATCAGCCGCATGGCGGTGCGCTTCGCGGCGGCGCCCTCGCCCAGCAGCTTGAGATGGTCGCGGCGGGAGCCCTGCACCTTGGGGGAGCGGTTGTGGTCCATCCACTCGGTGACCGCGTTCAAGAGCGCCCAGGCGGTGCCGCCGATGCCGTCGATGCACTGCTCGGGGCGGTCCATCGCGGCCCGCCACTCGGCCAGGACCTTGGCCCGCTTCTCGGCGTAGGCCTCGCGATGCTCGAGCAGCTCGGGCTCAGCGCCGAAGATGGCCGAGTAGGCGGCATCGAAGTATTCGGCGCGGCTGGTGGCATCCATCGAGATCCCGGCCAGGCGCTGCGCGGTCTGCTCATACGTGGTCAGGCCCTTCGCCGCGATCCCCAGCACACGGCGAGCTTCGACCATGGCGGAGGCGATGTCGCCATCGTGCCGCACCCGGAACGCCGTCCCGGCCCGGACGCTCGCGTCGATCCCGCCGAGCGCTTGGGTGTAGGTGTTGTTGCAGACAACGCGGACCATGGTCCAGCAGGCGGAAAGCGCCATTGAACCATCGTGGGCATTGGAGAGCAGCAGATACGGGACGGTCTCATCCTCGCCGGACTTCCCGACGCGGACAGACTTGGGAGCCTTGACCAGGAGGAACACCTTACGGCCACCCAACAGCGAGCCGCAGGTTTCCATGGTCAGGGCCGCATCAGCGCCGACGAGGGCATCGGCGAACCGGCCCAAGTCGACGTTCTGAACGATCCGGTAGCCGTCGCTCACCAGCCCGAGGACCTCGCCGGTATCGGACCGCACGTTGGCCCGCGCCGGCAGCTCGCGGCGCTCGCCGTTGACCTCGCAGAACACCGGCCGCGACTCGACCCACCAGCCGCAGAACCGCTTCATCGCGTCCTCGCCGGTCAGGTTGTCATCGATCACCGTGCCCAGCCCGTGCCAACCGGGCACCCGAGCGAGGCCCAGCGAATCGGAGCGCGTGAGCTGGTGGTTCGTCACCGCCTCACGCACCGTGCGTGCGCCGCCGTACTCGGCCGCATCCGCCGTGATCACACGCACCCGCTCGACTTCGATGATGTCCCCACGCGCCTGGTCCGCGAGCTTCGCGTTGATGCTCGGAGAAATCAGGGAGGAACCGCTGTCAGAACCAGCACCGGGAGAGAAAAGACCGCCCTTCATATGCGACCACCTTTCGTGAATCAATGCGCCCCCCACCCCAACCCATGCAGATTCCACAAGAATCCGCACGCTCATCGGTCAAATATACCCACGTTGGAAGTGCTGTCAACAGAATTTTAGAAAAATCGCCCAAGTGAGCGATTGCTACGGGATCACTGCCGGCATAACTGATTTGGGTTCATGACCTCCACCCCCGACATCGATGCGCTGCACGTGCTGGCGAAGGAACACCCCGAACTCATGCGGGATGCGGGGCCCGTGCCGCTGGTGTTCGAGATCACCGCCAGGCCGAACCCGCCGCCGCCCTACACGCCTTCGCCGCTTGACACCCCACGGCGCAAGGCGAGGCAGCGCCCGGCGAAGCGCACCGGGTGCCAGGGCGGGAGGCGCCGATAATGCGAGCAAAACCCAAACGAAGCACGCAGGCCACACCGGCCAACCAGCCCCGCAGCCGATGCCGCCACACGCGCCGGCAGCGCCAAGCGTGGCGGGCCTGGATGCTCGCCACCATCGGGGCGGCGGCCGACCGCTTCGAGCCCCCGTCGGATCTACCGTTGGAGTTCACGGGCTGCGCCGCCCCGCTTGACCGCCCCTCACTCCCGGGTAACCTGACAACGGTTGAGTGACCGCGTCCCGCCAGCACTGGCGAGGGCCCCGTGTCGCAATTCCCAGCATGGAACGCGGAGCCCACCCGGCTCGCCACCCGTCAAAGCCCCCTGATCATCGCTCGCACCGCCGACGGGGCCAGGACCGTCACGCTCTCCACCGCCCTCCCCACCGCCGACACCTACGCCCACACGATCAACCTCTCCGACTGGGCCACCGAACTTGGCGCCGCCGGACGGTGGTACGTCCCGGCCCACGCGCATCAGCTCGCCATCTTCTGCCCATACGGCGGCGGTAGCGACAACACCACCGTCAACCTCGCCATCTGGTCCGTCGAGCCCCTGATTGACCCGCTCGCCGCCGCCGACGCCGCCCCCACCGAGTTCGTCGCGCACCACCAGCTGTCGCTGTCCTGCACCTTGGGCCAGGCGCTGGTGGCGGCCGGCAGCCGCCACATCCCCGCGAAGCCGGGGCTCACCTACCGCTGGGCGGACACCATCACCATTTCCACCAACCAGACGTTCCGCACCGGCAACGCCGCCAGCTACGGCGGGTCCGGCACCAACGGCGTGGGCGCGAACGGCCACGACGCGCTCGGCCCGGTCGGGTACATCGTCGTCGGCCGCGTTGGCACCGCCACCGAGGTCGGTCTCGCCTACCGGTTCGCGTGAACTGGGGGCCGGTGCACCACCCTGCACCACTTTGCATCACTTTGCACCAGGAGCAGCAACCGTGGCCAGAATCATCACCATCAATGGCATCGTCAACCCGCCCAACGGCCCGCTCGTCATCGACTACACGTATGACGGCAACACCCAGATGATCGAGTTCACCGACAAGGACACGGCCATCAGCCGCGCCAACGAGCTCACGCCCCAGGGCGAGGGCGCGCTCTGCGAGGCCCTGCGCAAGCAGATGGAGACGGACCCGCAGCTCAACAGCATCAACGCGATGATCAACCAGTCCTACACCATCCAGTAATCGCGGCCCCGGACGGTCACCGCGGTACGCGCACGCCGATTCCCGAGAATCCACTATGCCCGACTCCATGCAGCTGCTCATCAACCCGGGCCGGGCGTGGCCGCTGGGCGTCGTCGGCGGCAACTCCAAGGCCGGGCAGATCCTGTCGGCGGACTACACCGCCGGCAGCCTGGGCACGGCGTGCGCGTACCGCTTCATCCCGCCCAAGTCCGGCATCATCACCAAGCTCGCGTACTTCATCACCGCCCGCGCCGGCACCCCGCCCAACAGCGTGCTCGAGATCCGCCAGCACTCCGGCTCGACCGTGCCCGTCGTCACCGCGCCGGGGCTGTTCGCGTCGCAGACCGTCACTCCGCCCGGGGCGACCACGACCTGGACGCAGCTCACGCTGTCCACGCCCCAGGCCGTCACCCAGTCCACCCCCATCTGGTTCGTGTTCGCCACGCCGACCGGGGCTAGCGCCGGCAACTCGATCAGCATCGCCACCAACGGCGGGCCCACCGCGTTTGACAACGCGGGCGCGATCCTCGCCGCGGTCACGTCGTCCAACGGATTCTCCACCGGCTCCGTCGTTGTCGGCACGCCGCCCGTGGTATTCCAGTACGACGACGGCACGGTTGTGGGCTACCCGTACACCACCAACGCGAACTACACCAGCAACACCCTGCGCCGCGGGCTCAAGCTCACGCCGCTCACGATGCCCCTGACCGTGTCGGGCGTGAACGTGAACTCCGGGGCCAGCATCACCGCCATCGAGGTGTACAACGAGGGCAGTCCGCCCGGCAGCCCGATCATCTCACGTTCGGTCACCGGCTCGATCGCCATCCAGGCGGCGACGTTCGAACCGTTCGTGCTCGATCCCGGCATGGGATCGGTGCGCATCGTGTGCACCTTCTCCACCAACTCGACCGCCCCAGGCTACCTGCTCAGCGAGGACTACGCCGCCAACGCCGCTTTCCTCGGCCCGTGCCGCTTCGGCGGCGGATGGTGCAGCACGATCGACGACGGCGCGGGAGGATGGACCGACGAGCAGGACCGGCTCCCGCGGCTGGCGCTGCTTGTGGACACACCGACGCCCCAATACCTGCCCTGGACGTTCCGGTGAGCACCACGCCACACAAGCCCGACCCCAACGACCCCATCCCGCACCGGCCCCCGCGCCAGAGCGATATCGCCGCGGCCCGGCTCAAGATGCCGCCCGGTCTCCCCAAGGACGCCCGCAAGCAGATTGCCGCCACGGCCCGCGACTTCTTCGCGTCCCGCCTGCCCGGCGCCCGCGCCATCGTGGACAAATGCCTGGACCCGACCACGCCCGATGTCAACATGCTCACCCGGCTCATGGCCGCGCAGCTGGTCTTTGAGTACTGCTTCGGCAAGCCCAAGGTGATGCTGTCGGTGACCACGAACAACGAGCACGTCCGACAGCTGCTCGATGCGTTCGATGCCGCGCGGCTCGCCCAGCTATCATCGTCCGACCAGCGGGAACCTACCGGGCAACAGGACGACCGCAGTTGAAGAAGTTCATTCTGACCAACGAATCGGCGCAGGTCACGCTCCAGACCACAACCCTGCTTTCCCTCGCCGCGGCCACCGCACGCGACCGCTTCGCGCAGGCGCTGCAGGTGCACGGCCAGGCCCAGGCCGCGTCCCGCGTGGCCCTTCCCGAGCCGGTGGCGGGCCGGATGCACGGCGTGGCCGGATCCATCAACGGGCGTGCTCATCAGCAGGTCGCCGCGGGCCCGTCGCCGCGGGAGCAGCTCCAGGCCCTGTCCGGCCAGCTGCTCAACGACGCCATGACCGAGATGCAGAACGCTCTGGTGCTCGCGAGCCAGTTGCAGCAGATCCTTGCCGGCATGGAGGGTGGCGGCCATGGCGACGCCGGCGGAAACGGCGGCCCCAAGCTCGCCTCCGAATAACCCCGGCGGGGGCGGTGGCCGGATCGCGCGCCTGCCCCCGCTGGTGCACCCGCCCGGCTACGGGATCAACATCCCGACCGAGTCCGGGCCGGTATTCGTCACGATCCCGAAAGACCTGGACGCCAACGTCGCGTGGCGGCGTGATCTGCTCGAACGGATCAGCACCAGCGACGAGTGGGCGCAGCTCTTCCGGAAGGCTGTCTCCGCGCCCTGTGTGGAAGCGCTGCTCTTCTGGCTCAACGCCTTCGTTTGGACCTTCCGCGTGCAGTACGTCGACGCCAAGGGCGTGGACCGCACCATCACCGACGGGGCCAACGACTGGCCGTTCGTCACGTGGGTGTTCCAGGACCGGGCCATCCGCCGGCTGTACGAGGCGATCACCAAGCCCCATGACCTGGTGCTCGACAAGTACCGCAACGCGGGCGCATCGTGGCTCATCGTCGCGGTGTTCACCTGGTTCTTCCTGTACCAGCGGGGCAGCAACTTCATGCTGGTCTCGCGCAAGGAGGCGCTGGTCGACAACCCCGGTGACCCGGACACCCTCTTCTGGAAGATCGACTACATCCTGCAGCACCTGCCCCCCGCGCTGGTGCCTTCGTGCAAGCGCACGTTCCTCAAGATCATCAACGCCGAGACCGGATCCACCATCATCGGCCAGGCGTCCACGGGGGACGTCGGGCACGGCGGCCGAAAGACCGCGGTGCTGTTTGACGAGGTGGCGCTGATGCGCGAGGCCCGCGAAGCGTGGACCGGTGCTGGCCGCACCACCAACTGCCGCATCGGCAACAGCACGCCCCACGGCTGGACGTTCCACAGCGAGCTCGTCCACTCGGGCAAAGTGCCGGTGCTCGCCATCGACTTCTGGGAACACCCCGAGTTCGGACGTGGGCGATACGAGTACGTCGAGCCCGCCACCGGCGCGATCAAGATCAGCAGCCCGTGGCGCGATCGCGAGTGCGCCCGGGCCGTGAGCAAGCGGGAAATCGCCGAGAACATCGACCGTGACCACGCCGGCGCCGGGATGATGTTCTTCGACACCGACCAGATCACCCGCCACCTGCACGGGCGCGTGCCGCCGATCTACGTCGGGCACATCTGCCCGATGCGGCCGCACCACGACGAGCACTCCGCCGCGCGGGCGCCGAACATCGACGCCGAGGACGCGGTTCACAACATCGACGACCCGTGGCGATGGTCGGCGTGGTACGACAACCCGCCGCGGCCGTACACGGGCCAGACGCCGTGGACCCTGTTCTGTGAGCTGTTCCCCGACCAAGAGACGGGCCTGTACCGCCCCAACCAGAACCGCACGTACGTGTTCGGCTGCGACATCGGCTTCGGCGTGGAGGCGTCGCTCAGCACGTGCACCGTGTTCGAGGCGGAGACCGGCCAGCAGGTGGCGCAGTTCGCCTCCGCCGCGTATTCCCCCGACGAGTTCGCGCGACTCATGGCCTACGCGGGGCGATGGTTCGGGGGCGGGCCCGGCGGCGCGGCGTTCATCGCGTGGGAGTCCAACGGCGGCCAGGGCCGGAACTTCGGCACCATGCTGCGACGAACACTGGGCTACCCGTGGCTGTACTACTTCACCCCGACCGATCGAGACGGGGCCAAGGCCACCAAGCGCTGGGGCTGGCACTCGGACCGGAACACGAAGAACGAGCTGTTGACCCAGCTGCGCGGCAAGATGGCCAGGGACGAAGTCAAGCTGCACTGCGAGAAGCTGCTCGCCGAGCAGAGGACGTACGTGTTCCTGGACGACGGCTCCGTCGGGCCGCAGAGCCTGGTCCAGGAGGAGCCCGCCGCGCGGGCGGTGCACGGGGACCGCACCATCGGATGCGCGATCGCCGCCATGGCGCTCGAATCGGTCGGCCGCTGCCCGGCCAAGCGCCGCCGGGCCCCGGTCGGTTCGCTCGCGTGGCGCCTGCAGCGCCGTGTCGACGAGCACGGAGACGAGGTCGACCCTGTTGCGGAACTCGAGGACGGTGCGGATTCCGACGACGACGGCGGGCGGCTCACTTGACCCGGGGTCACTTGGGGGTAACGTGCGCCGGTGAGTGACCCCGTCCCCACGGACTGCCCCCGTGCCGGACATTCTCACCGCTCAGAAGCTCGGGGAAGGTGTGCGCAGATGCGACGAACGCATGAGCTGGTTCCGCGCGCAGGGGGCTGAGAACGTCCGCAAGATCGTCGGCCGTCACTACTCCGAGGAGACGGCGAGCGAGCCCGAATCCCCGCTCAACCTTCTCGGGATCGGCGCCAAAGTCATGCTGTCGCGGCTTGCCGGCCGCGCACCCGCCCACGACGTGAGCGTGCGGGGCGACTTCTCGCTCCGCGGCCGAGCCCGGGCCGCCGGCATGGTCATCCGCCAGCTGGACGAGGAGCTCGACCGGGCCGCGATCATGCGAGAGGTCACCTTCGACGCTCTCGTCCGCCGCATCGGCATCGTCAAGATCGGAGTGCGCGAGGGCCAGGACCTGGTCACCATTTCCGGCCGCGTGTACGACCCGGGCAAGACGTACATCAAGCGGATCGACCCCGACGACTGGGTATTTGACACCACCGCGACCAGCCGTTCGGCGTGGGCGTGGGAGGGACACCGCTACCGCGTGTGCCGATCGGTCGCGATTGAGAGCGGGCTGTTCAACCCCGACCTGATCGTCGACGTTCCCAGCGTCACCGAAACCGCCCGGATGCTCCCCGACCGCGAGACCGAGTGGCTCTCGATGCCGCGGCTCGATGACGAGGACGCATGGCTCTCGGCTCACATCGAGCTGCTCGACATCTGCCTCTACAACGACGACGTTTCGTACATCGTCACCCTTCCCAGCCACCCCAGCTGGGCCCACGACTACCTGCGGATCACCGAGTACGAGGGCCCCGAGCGCGGTCCGTACGAGCACCTGGTCTTTGATTCCATCCCCAACAACGCCATCCCGAATTGCTGGGCCAACGACGCTCGCGACGCCTCCGACGCCGCGCGCCGAGTGGTCACCAAGCACGTCGAGGCCGTCGAAAACCGCAAGGACATCAACCTGCACAAGAAGGGCGTCGTCTCCGAGAAGGAGATGAAGCGCATGGCCAGCGCAAAGCACGGCGCGCACCTGGCCGTGACGGATCCCGGCGCGACCAAGCGGGTGTCCAGCGCCGGAACGCTCCCTGACATCGTGCCGACCATCGCTCTGCTCGGCGAGTTCTTCAACAAGAGCGCCAACAACCCCGACCTGCTTTCCGGCACCGACGCCGACGGAGGCACCGCCACGAAGTACGCCGGCCAGTCCGGACACGCGGAGCGGCTGATCGGGGCGATGGAGAGCATCAAGGAGGCGTTCGACGCGCGCGTCACCAAGCGGCTGATGTGGTGGGAGGTGACCAACCCGCTTCCCAACGCCCAGCGTCAGGTGACCGTGCGGCTGCCTGGCGGTCAGGAGTTCCAGACCAAGTTCGACCCGACCACGAAGGACGGAGACGCGATCGACTTCCAGTTCCGCATCCGGCCCCGGTCGAACGAGCAGCTCGACCCGCACGTCCGCACGGCCCGAGTGCTCGAAGCCGTCGGCCAGGTCGCGAGCCTTGCCGAGATGGCGATGGTGACCCAGGGCCTGATCGACCCTGTCGCCGGCGCCCGCGTCATCGCCGCGGAGACCGGGTTCGACGAGCTCACCGAGATCGTCCGCGACCCGCAGATGCTCATGGAGCAGATCGGGGCGATGCAGCAGGTAACGCCGCCGATGCAGCCGGGTATGCCGCAGCCCGTCCCGGGCATGCAAAACCCCGGCTACGGCCTTCAGCCGGTTCCGAGCGGCCCGGGCGTGCCAGGGACGGCGCAGCCCGGGCCCGCCATGTACGGGGCCGGCGGAGCGTTCGGCGGAGCCATGCGCGGACCCGGCCGGATGCGCTCGGCGCTGGGCCGCCGGCCCGCGCAGTCACCCGTCGGGGCCGCCACGCGGCCGTTCCAGGCGACCGCCGCGCCATCGCCACGGAGGGCCGTGTGATGCCCTGCTACGCACTCAAATGCCAGGCATGCGGCCACCGCTTCGAGACCTTCGCCAAGAGCGACGAGCGTTATCTCATCCCTTGCACCAACTGCGGGGAGCGGAACCTCGACACCGACTGGGATCGCAACGGCGCCCCGGCCACCAACATCCGTGAGTGGCACGGCCTTGAGCAGCTTGACCTTGGGATGAAGTTTGACCCGTCCGCGCTGGGCCGGCTCAAGCGCGATGTACCCGACCTGGAGCTGGACGAGCGGGGCTTCGTGAAGTTCCGCGACAACCAGCACCAGCGTCGCGTCTACCGGCAGATGAACGCGGCCGTGCAGCGGCAGAAGCAACAGGACGCAGACCGCGGGCTCGAGGTGGCGACCGCCGCCGAAGGCCCCCCGACGTGCCCCACGGCACAGGAGATCTTCGGCGATGAATAGCACCGACAACGGCAGCTTGTCCCTCAACGGATCCGCTTTGGACGACGCGATCAGCAACGTCGGCGGCGATAACGGCGCAGGCCAGGAACAGGACTTCGCGCCGCCGGGCACGGTGGCGTTCGCCCGCCAGATGGAGGAGCTCAACGAGGCCGCGCAGGGCGGTGCCGGGCGCGGACGCCCGGCGCGTGAACCCCGCGACGCCGCCTCGCGCGACGGCCGCAGTCGCCAGCCCACCAAGACCAACGCCGACTATTCGCGCAGGGCCCCGGGCGCCGAGCAGGGGAGCGACGATCGCCCCAGCGCCGACGACGCCTACGAGGATGCGGCGGGCACGGAACTCGCCGCCGGGCGCGAGCAGCGCCGCGGTCCCCAGCGTGAGGCCGCTCAGGACCAGGACGACGCCGGAGAAGAGCGGCCCGATTATGCTCGGAAGTTCCTGAGCCAGTTCGGCATCGGCGACGCCGACGCGGACGATGCGCTCGAGCAGGCGGCCGACGACTTCGAAGACTCGCTCGGGCAGTTCGACCAGGTTGCGGGCCAGCAGGACGACGGGGCCGACTCCGCCCAGCAGGGCCAGGGCTACAGCTTCCAGCCGCAGACGCCGCCGTGGATGCAGCAGGGCGGGTATCCGCAGCAGCAGCCTTGGGCGCCGCAGGCCCCGTGGGGCGGCCAGCCGGGGCAGTTCCTGCCCAACCCGTACGGGCCGCAGGCTCCGTGGGGACCCCAGACCGGGCCCTTCGGCCAGCAGCAGGGGCCGTGGGGCCAGCCGTGGGGCGGCCCGCAGAAGCTGCCCGACCCCGTCCTGATCGACGACGAGACCATCGACGCCGTCGCCGAGTCGGGCGGCAAGGACGCCGCGCGGGCGCTCAAGCGCTTCAACCAGCAGGCGCAGCAGCAGCACCAGGCGATGCAGCAGATTCAGCAGCAGATCGCCTACCAGCAATGGCAGGCGTACCAGGCCCAGCAGCAGCGCCAGCAGCAGCAGCAGCGCCAGGGACAGGTCCGTCGCGGCCCGACGCCGCAAGACGCCGCGAAGATCTACGACGCGGTCTTCGACCAGCTCACCGACTTCGCCGATGTGCTCGGGCACTCGGCCCGCGGCCTGAGCCCCCAGCTCAGGGCGCTGCGCAAGGAGCTCGCCGCCAACGCCGCCCGGGTGCAGTACGTCAAGCGCCAGTCCGGCGTGCGCTACACCGACGAGACCGCGCTCAAGCAGGCGGTGCTCGCGTACGTGCGGGCCAGCCGCGGGCGCGAGGCGGGCGGAGGCGGCGGCACGGGCGACAGCGCCCGGGACCAGCGCGTGCAGTCCCGACACCGCCAGCGCGACATCAGCGCAAGACGCGGCGCACGCGGCGCCGGCGAAAGCGACAACACCATGTCCGAAGTGCTCAGCGCCACGCGGGAGTTCCTGCACGGGCAGCGCGGCGGCTGATCGATCGACGGCTCAGGACGAGTTCGAAGCGTGCGGCTGACCCCCGCTGACCAAGCAAGGAAGCACCCAACAGCAACGGGGAAACACCATGGCCACGGGGATCAAGTACGCCAACGTCGGCGATCTCGCCAACCACGTCCTGCCGAAGTTCCACAAGAAGCGGAAGTTCGAGGCGTTCGTCAACAAGCAGAAGTACCGCATCGTCGACGAGCTCGCCGCCGAGAAGAAGCAGCGCATCGGCTACGGCAACCGCCTGGAATGGCGTCTGCTCACCGGCAGCACCAGCCCGGCGCAGTTCATCGACATGTTCCAGCCGACGCGGGTTGACCACGCCGACCTGTTCAGCTCGGGCTCGGCCCCGTGGCGCCACGGCGAGACCAAGGCCGTCTACAACAACATCATCGCGGCCGACTCCAAGGACGAGGCCGAGCTGGTCAACTACCTCTGGGGCCAGTACTTCGTGGCCGTCGCAGCCGCCGTCGACCTCATTGAAGACGCGGCGTTCATGCAGCCCAACGACGCCGACGACACCAAGAGCGCCCTGGGCATCCCGTACTGCCTGCCCTACCTCAACTCGGGCACGGTCAGCTACGAGGGCGGCTTCCTCGGCCAGACCGCGCGCTTCGCCGACGGCAGCTCCACCAACACCATCTACGGCACCAACCGCAACGCCCTGCCGATCACCCGGTCCTACGCCATCAACCACCAGGGCACGGTGGACGCCAACTGGGTCTACACCGCGCTGCGGGCCGCGACGTACTGCGACTTCAAGGAGCCCCGCGACCTGCGCGCGTACTACCAGCCCTCCGCCTCCGACTGGCGGTTCTTCACGAGCATGGACGACAAGCTCGAATACGACCGCCTGTGCGACATGACCGCCGGCAGCCGCAACCGCGACATGCTGCCCGCGGGCATCAACCCCAACAAATTCATCGCCGGCATGCGCGTCATGGACGTGCCGACGCTCAACGGCCGCGCCGGGCGCCCGAGCTACGGCGTCAACCTCGCCCACTTCTTCATGTTCGTGCACAGCCAGTTCTGGATGAAGTGGGACAAGGCCGTCCAGCTCGCCGACCGCCACACCTTCGAGGTGGCGATGGACTTCCGCTTCAACTTCGCGTGCGACAACCCCCGCAAGGCTGGGTTCGTCATGCACACCGCCGGCGCCTGATCCGCCGGCCACTGAGCCGCCACCCACCAATCACGCCCCAGCACCACGCACCCCAACCGCCAGGAGTTCACCCCATGATCCCGATCGTCAACGGCCAGCGGATGATGACGCCGGTCAAGGTCCGCTACGACGGCACCGAGCAGATCCGGCCCGGCATGGCGCTCTGCTTCGACGCGGCCGCGTCCTCCGTCGAGGACCGCGACTTCGTCGTCGCCAAGCCCAGCCTCACCAACATCAAGGACTTCGCCGGCATCGCCGCGCCCCAGCGGGCGAGCTGGACCGGTCCCGGCGAGCTGTTCATGTATCCCGTCTGCCCCGCCATCACCGGCGTGAGCGTGCTCACCGACGAGAACGTCGCCGCCGACGACTTCCTCGGTCCCATCCCGGGCAGCTGGTTCTTCGGCAAGCATCTCTTCGGCACCACCCCCATCTTCCGATCCACCCGCGCCGTGAACGGCTCGGTGACCCCCGCGCTGGTCGCCGGCGTCTATGGCCTGGGCCACACCCTCAACGTCGATCAGCTCGCCACCAAGTTCATCCGGCACTTTGACCACTTCGACGGCCGCATCCACCACTCCACGACCGCCGACCTCGCGACGTACCTGCTCAGCGGCACCTCCGCCGCGGCCGCCTACGCCGACTCGTTCGGCCCCGACCAGGCCACCGCGGCCCTGCGCGGCGCCGGCGTCTACCAGCTCACCACCAACACCACCAACCAGGCCAACATCACGATGAACGGCGAGCCCTTCCGGTTCGCCGAAGGCTGCTCGGCCTTCTTCCGCCTGCGCTTCGCGCTGGACTCGATCGCGGCCAACACGCAGATGTTCGCCGGCCTCGGCATCACCGACGTCGCGTTCATGGCGTCCAAGCCCACCGACTACATGGGCTTCGAGCTGCAGGCGGCCGACCTGGACTTCGAGTTCGTCAAGGACGGCACCACCGGCGTGCAGTCGGCCGACGTCGCCACCCTGACGGCCAACACCATGAACGAGGTCGCGTTCATGGTGCGCAACCGCCGCACGTCCGCGTCCGGCGCGGTGACCAAGGACATCAAGGCGTGGTTCAACGGCACGCCCATCACCCTCGCCAACACCGAGACGACCGACGCCGAGGTCGTCAATGACGAGTCCCTCACGTTCATCTTCGAAATCCTGGGCGACTCGGCCCGCAACGCGTACCTCGACCTCGTCGAGATCGCCAACTACATCGGCTGATCCCTGATCGGTCTCGCCGGCGGGGTCCCACAGGTCAAGGGACAGGGTCACTCAACCACCCGCCGGCATCGTCCTGGGTTCCTCTCCGCGAAAGCGGAGGGGGCCTTTTCAGATGCCCGCCGACACCGCCACGTCCGCCACGCTGCTCGACCTCATGCTGAGGGTCGGACGCGCTGCGGGCGTGCTCGATCACCAGCCGCCCGCGTGGGCCAGCACCGACAACCGCGGTCGCGTGCCCGACGACCCCTACACGAAAACGCTGCTGACAGCGATGGTCAACAACGGTTACGCCCTCTTCCTCCGCTCCGACCGGGACTGGTCGTTCTGCGAGTTCGAGTGCACGCTCACGCTCAGCCCCGACGGAAGCGGATCGGGCTGCGTCGAGGGCCGCGCATGGGAGTACGCGCTGCCGCGGTTCCTGCAGCATGCCCCGATCACCGACTGGGAATACCTGGACCAGAACAGCACCTACGACGCGGTCGTCCAGGCCACGCTGCCCGAGCTCCGCCGCGCCCGCCGCGAAGAGCCTTCCACCGGCGCGCCGCGGATCGCGGCGTTCGTGTTCGGCGCGACCGAGGCCGGGGACGTGTCGCCGGTGGCGGGCCGCGTGCTGTTCCACCCCACGCCCGACCAGGCGTACGAGCTCGCGGCCAGCTTCCGCATCGCCACTCACCGCATGGTCGAGCTGACCGAACGCCACGTCGCCGGCGCCGATCACGACGAGGCCATCTTCGCGGCCGCCATGTACCTGTGGGCTCTCGAAGACGGCACCGACGACGCCGTCAAGGCCCGCTGGGAACGCCACTGGAAGACCCAGCTCGCGGCGTCAATCGAGCTGGACACCCACAACCGCCCCGTGCGCGAGGTCAACACGGTTGACCCAACAACCCGGGCGATGCGGGCAAGCGAGGGCGCGGCCACCTGGCGGCACTCGCCCGGCCGGCGGCTCTACTCCGTCAACGGCACCCCGATCGAGTACGACGACTGATCCCGTCCCGAGCACCGACCCCGAACCCCTCTCCACCAGGAGCCAGACCATGAGCACGTTCCCGCACACGGCCTTTGACCTTGAGCCCGCCATCAGGAACAGCGCGGCCAACGGCGGTTACCGGGTGGACCAGCCCATCATCCCGTGCCGCGACCTCGCCACGAGCGCCGGCGCGACGATCACCACGACAGGCGCCGTGCAGGTCAACAACCTCGCGTCGTCGGGCATGCGGGGCGTGCGCTGGATCTTCTCGTCCGACGTCACCGGATTCGCCATCCTCAACTGGACCGTGCCCCGCCACTACAACCAGCAGCTGGACGACTGCCGCCTGTTCCTGGCGCTGCGGAAGTACGACGCCGCCGCCGACGAGAACGCCGACCTGCGGACGCAGATCGGAGCGACGTGGTTGAGCCCTGGCCGCGTCGACAACCTCCCCAGCGCCCAGGCCGCGACGACCGCCCCAACCGCCATCTCCGTTGGCGACACGGCCGTGCGCACCCTGACCACGCCGGTGAGCCGCACCCTTGCGGCGGCGTCGACGACGGCCACCGGCGGGTTCCACTGGTACGAGTTCGACTTGAGCCTCTCTGCCGCCCGCGGCGGACTCGAGGCCAACCGCTGGCGCCCCGGCACCATTGTGCAGTTCGAGATCGGCCCCAACGAGGCGGTCGGCGACACGGACATGGAGCTGCAGCTCGTCGGCGGCATCCTCTGCTACACCAGCCACATCACCATCCCCGATCCGCAGGCCCGCAGCGGGTCCGGATTCGGTCGTCCGTTCGGCCGTCCTGTGCCTGACATCAGCTAATGGAAGACGCGACCCGCCTCATCCCGCCGCGTCGGGGCGTCGCCAGCGCCACGACCTTCTCCGATCAGCCCGTGGAGTTCGCTCCGTACGGGTCGATGGAGAACGTCCGCATCTTCACCGGTGCGGGCGGCGGGGGTGATCGTCCCATGCCCGGGCAGCGTCCGCCGCTGGCCCGCGTCTACGAGACCCCGCTGGGCGATGGGGAGGTCCAGGGCCAGTGCTCCGCGTCCCGGCCCAGCACGGCCACCTACCAGCTCGGCACGCCCCAGTCGATCGTCGACGGCGGAGTCAGCCTCAACGCCCCGGCCGCGTCGGGCAACATCTTCGTGCTCGACACCGTCCCGTCCATGCTCGACGCCCGGGAGATGGACGTGACCGCGTGGGGCGGATCGGGTACGGCCGCCGCCAACGCCGTCGCCTACAGCGTCGACGGCGGGCTCTTCGCCGTCGCGTCCAACTTCACCGACGGGGGCGGCAACCCCGCCGCGGCCGTGCAGGTCCGCAACACCGCCGACAGCGAGGTGGTTTGGTCGGCGCTGCTCGACGTCGACAACCGGGTCAACAGCTTGTGCTTCACCAACAGCTGCCTGGTGGTGTGCACAAGCCGGCTGTCGCCCGCGACCGGCTCGGCCCGGATGCACGTGTTCAACAAGGCGACGGGAGCCCGCGTCCAGGCCACCGACATCGACGGATGGAGCTCGGAGATCATCCGGGCCCGCCGCTACGTCATCGATGGGGTCGAGCGCATCCGCGTCGCCTTCAACGGCGGCACCGCCGCCGGCCTGTTCTACGACGGCCCCTTCTTCCCCGGCGAGGCGATCGAGTCGGGCAACCCGGCGCGGCACTTCCGCACGGGGATCGCGCAGTACCGCGTTGCGGGCACGGTGTTCACCCGGGAGCAGTGCGGGCCGGCGCCGAGCCTGACCGGGGACCCTGCGCCCGAGCAGCTCCCCGACGGGACGGTCATCCAGCACGGGACGTTCCGAGTCAGCCAGCGCACCGAGCGCCCGCCCTTCGGATGCCTGATCACCTCCCTCGCGGTCGCCCAGGACGGCACCAGCCTCGCCACGCGGACCAACCAGGGCTACGGCCCCCAGGCCGCGACCTACCCGCCCGACGGGGCGGTGTACGCCAACCTCGGCATCTTCGCCGTGAGCGCCGCGGGCGAGATGCTCTGGGAGCGCGACTGCCAGACGATCGTGGAAGTCGGGCTCGGCGGGTATTACAACGACATCCCCACGTCGGGAAGCGACTTCGCCAGCCTCCTGTGCGCCGAAGTCGACAACCGCGGCTACGCCTTCGTCGGCGGCCGGACCAACGACGGGGGGTTCAGCGCGTTCATGGTCCGCATGAACGATGGCAGCATCGTGTGGCGGGCCGACCTGCAGGGCGGGAGTGGGCGCGTCCTGGGCGTCGCTGTCGACCCAACCGACGGGAACCCCGTGTTCTGCGGCCAGCGGAACACGAGCTGGACCGGCTCGGGCGGGACGACCAACGCCCACCTGTGGAAGAGATCACGCATCGACGGCTCCCACGTGTGGAGCTTCGACCTGGGCAGCGCCGTGGCCGCCAACGACGTTGCCATCGCACCTTGGGGCGGCATCGCGTACGTCACGGAGAACGTTCCATGAAAGCCTTCCTCTACGTCGTTCTGGCGGTCATCTGCATCCTGATGCTCACGCTCCTGTCGGCGTGCTTCGGCAACAGCCCCCGACCGCCGGCGCCGAGCACCGAGGCGCCAGCGCCCTCGTTCGACCGGGCCGCGGACGTTGTCAGCCGCCTGGACACCTTCGCCCGCGGCGCCGAGCGGCTTGCCGCCTCCGACCCCGACAACGCCGGACAGTGGCTGAGGATCGCCGGCGGTGTTCGGTCCGCGTCGAACATCATCGCCGCCACCAGCGGCAACGGATACGACCAGGCCGTGGCCGCTCTGCTCGAAGTCACGGGCGTGCTGGGAGGCCGCTACGCCCTGTACGCCGCTGGCGCAGCGCTGGTGCTCGATCTGCTGCGCCCGTACGACTCCGTCCATCCGCCGCAGTCCAAGGACTATGCCTGTTCTCGCCTGAGCGCCAGCGCGTTTGAACATGTGCTCGCCGACGCGAGCCGCTGACCGCCCGCGGCGGTCACGACACCGCAGAAGCATGGAGACTTCCCATGACCCAGTTGCCCGGTGGTGACAACATCGCGGGGATGGTCGGATCGAAGGTCCAGGAGTCCTTGCAGAAGGGCGCCCTGGGCATTCTGGGGCTCATGTGCATCATCGGCACGGTCGGCCTCATGTACGCGATCGTGTACCTCGGCCCCAAGGTGGTGGACTCGATCCAGTCGATCGCCCCGACCATCACCGCCGAGATATCGCGACAGAGCGAGACGCACGCCCTTGAGCGCAAGGCGTGGACCGACGAGCGCAAGCAGTACATCGAGCTGATCCAGAAGCTCATGCTTGAGCGAAAGGGTCCGTGAGTGGGCACGTGGACGTCCAACGGCAGCGGCGGCTGGACGCTCTCCGGAACGGGGCGAACGGCGTGGCGCGCGCCGCAGCAGGTGCCGGGGAACGCGGCCATCCTCATCCAGCTCGCCGACTGCGACGACCAGGTCCGGGTCTGCATCCCCAGCTCGCCCGACATGCGGACGTGCATCGAGATCGGGGTGACGGGAGCGGACGTGGTGATCCAGCTGGTGGAGAACGCGAGCGTCACGTCCGTGCTCGCCACCACCGCGCACGGCCTGACCAGCAACGTCCCCTATTCGATGGAGGTCCGCAAGACCGAGGAAACGTGGGAAGTCCGCCTCAATAACGCTTCGGCCCCGACGCTGAGCTACACCTCAGCCGGCGAGCTTGAGGGCTACCGGCACTGCGGCTTCGTGTCGTCGGTCACCGGCGCCCGCGTCGTCGGCGTCACGCTCTACGACCTGATCCGCAACCTCGTGCCGCGGGCGGACATCCACCTGTCGGTCAAGAGCGGCGCGCTGTACGCATCGATCGACGGCGAGCCCGAGACCCTGCTCCGCCAGGGCGCGTTCAACCGCACCGGCCGCGTGAGCCTCCGGCAGTTCCACGGCGAGGTGTTCGGGGTCGACGGGGCCAACGCCGTGGCGGTCGACCTCGCCACGCTCGGGGTCAGCGCGTGGGGCGCGTCCAGCGGGGCCGGCGTCCTCCCGGGCGCAACCGAATCGAGCCCCGGAGTGTTCGTGCCCGGCACCACGCGCATGACGTTCCTGGAGAACGACCTTGACCGCCTGGTCGGCGGCGGCGACCCCAACGACCCCCAGAACCTCAACTGGTGCGCCATCGGGGACGCCCGCGACTGGGACGACGGCGACTCGACCGAAGGCGCCGCCGTGTCCCTCAACGCCGCCCTGCCCGGCCGCCTGGGCGAGCCCGTCGTTGGCGTGAAGCAGATCGGCAACGGGGCGCTGGTCATCGGATGCACGCACTCGTTCTGGCGCAAGCGCGGCGACTTCGCGCTGGGCACCCCCGAGCTGGTCCCGGTTGTGTCCGGCCAGGGCCTCAGCGACGTCGAGGCAATCGACGTCACCCCCGACGGCTCGGGGATAGCGCACAGCACCGAGGGCGTCATCCTGATCCCGCCGTACGGGCTTGGCCGCCCGCTGTCGCAGGGCGTGATCACCGAAGGTATCAACCTCGACCGGTCGCAGCTGTCGCGCTACCGCATCATCGTGCGCCGCGACCCCAAGCGGTTCATCACGTACTTCCTCTTCTCGCAGCTCGACCAGCATGGCGGGTTCGCGTTCGCGTACGACGAGCGCATCGGCGGCTTCGCTCCGGGCGCGGGGGGCTTCTTTGTCGACGCCTACCCCGCCGCGGTCGGCCCGGCCAGCGCGGTGGTGCACCGGGGCAGCCTCATGTGGGGCACGTGGGATGGCCGAATCCTCGCCCACGACGAGGCGGCCGCGGCGACCGGCGGCGACGACGGACAGCCGATCGCCTCCAAGTGCCCGATGCAGCTGCTCGACAAGGGCCGGGCTCAGACCGACACGATCCTGCACGCGCTGAAGTTCACCTTCAGCCTCGGCTCGGGAGCCGCGACGTTCGCGGTCTACGGGGGCGCGACGCCCGAGGCTGTGTACACCGCGACGGCCCGGCGCACTCTGCTTTCGGGGCAGTGCCCCATCCCGCGCACGCGCCGGATCGCGACCAAGGTGCGGGCCGCGTGCATCATCGTGGTGATCAGCGCCGCCAACGCCTTCTGGCGGCTGGACGACGCCATCGCGGAGTGGTCCCTCGCCATGAACCGCACCGGCGCCGAGGCCATCACGCCCACGCCCCCACGTCCGTGCCGGTCCCCACGCGGGGACCTGGTGCACCCCGACGAGGCCCCGCCGACCGTGCCGGTGCTGGTCAGCGGCCCGGGCATCGCCACGGCCTACCCGGTCGCGATGGTGCTGTGGAGCGACGCCGGGGCGTACGGCGTGCCGGACGCGCCGGCGCTGCTCGAGCCCGTCCCCGAACTGGCGTCGTTCCTCGCTGACATCCCGTTGTCGGGCAACGGTGGCGGCGGGGGTGGGAGCGGCGGAGGCGGTGAGGGGGGGTGGGGCGAAAGCCCTGGTGGCCGTCCCGGACCAGGTACCGGCTCGGGCGGTGGAGGCGGCTTCGGTGAGTTTTGAAAGGAAGTGCACTATGAACCCGGCCACATACGTCATCACGCGCAGCGCGTACACCACACCGACGGCGGACACCTGCTACGTGCAGCTCATCGCCGCCACCGGATACATCCTCAGCCTGGTGGAGTTCCAAGTGACGTTCGACGGCACCGACAGCGCCGGGCCGCAGTACAACATCCGCCTCACCAGGCAGACAACGGCGGGCACCGGCGGGACGGCGGCCAACTGGGCGATCAACGCCATGTCACCGAACGAGTCCCGGGCCAACACCCTCACCTACCTGCAGGGGTTCACCGCCGGCGCGCCCAACATGCCGACCGAGACGGACGTCTACGACCGGGCTTACGTGCACCCGCAGCGAGGATACATGTATCGGCCGGCACAACCACTCCTCGTCCTGCCAACCGGCCGCATCGGCATCTGCGGGAGCGTGGGCACGGCCCGCGCTTCGAACTGGCGCATCGTGGTCCAGGAGATCAAGGTTGCCTGAGGCGCCTCGCACGGTGAACCCGAGCACGCCTCCGCCCGACGCGATCCGGCAGCTGGCCGCGGCGATCGAGCAGGCGCAGGCGTCCGTGCGCGTCAGCTGCGGGGCCGAGGCCACCAACACCCGCGCCGTCACCATGCAGGTTGTGGACAGGCGCGGGCGTGCGTGGGCCAAGCGCTGGCTCGTTCTGTTCTACATCGCCAACGGCCCGGCGTCGGCGCCCGGGACAAGCCAGACCGTCACCCTCACCACGGGGACCGTGATCAAGGCCCTCACCACGGACAGCGTCTACCTGGTGCGCACCGACGAGAACGGAGTAGCCGTCATCAACCTGACCGTATCCGGCGCCGCGAGCCGCTACGTCATCGCCAACGTCCTGCCCGAAGCGTCCACCTCGCCCGAGATCCCGTTCGCCGCCTGAAAGGACAACCCCATGGCCCTTGACTCCCTCCTCGAATCCGCGTCCCCTTACGCCATCGGCGGAGGCGCAGTCCTCGACGCCGTCGGCGGCTACTTCGCCGGCCAGAGCCAGAACCGGGCGATGCGCAAGGCCCGCGACTGGTCCGACGACCGCACCGAGGCGGGCGCCAACCGGGCGCTGTCCGCGCTGCTCGGCCCGCAGCTGGCGGGCGATTACTGGGCGGGGAGCTTCTACAACCCCATGGCCGCGGCGTCGTGGCGCCGCGACCCGAAGTTGCAGCAGGCCCAGCAGCGGGCCGGGCAGGCGATGCCGGGCTACCTCCCGGTCATGCAGGGCATCGCCGACTCGGTCAGCGCCCGCCAGTCGGGGAACCTCGGCTACTTCGACACCCGGACCCGTGAGCTCGCGGGCGTCGATCAACGGTACCAGCGCGGGCTGGCCGACCAGTACGCCGCCGCCCGCGGCCAGCTGTCAAGCATGCTTGCGGCCGACGGCACCGAAGTGCTGCGGCCGTACCAGGAGCAGGGCGCGGGGATCGCGTCCATGCTGGAAGGCTACGGCCAGGGCGAAGAGGCGAGGATCCGCTCGCAGATGGGCCGCGCGGCCCGCGGATCGGCGCGCCGGGGCACGGCGGCGCTGTCGGCGTCCGGGCTGGGCAACAGCACCACCCGCGCCAACTTCCTGCGCGAGAACGACCGGACGTTCGCCGAGGGAACCGAAGCCCAGGTCGGGGCGGCGCGGGACCGCTCCATCGATCGCCGCGTCTCCGCCGCACAAGGCCAGCAGGCCGGGGAAGCGTCGATCCGCCAGACCAGCACCGCCCGACGCTCGGGCACGCTGGCCGACATGCTCAGCCGCGAAATCTCCGCCGGCGAGCGTGCGGGCAGCGCTGCACTGGGACGGGCGTACGACCGCGACGCCCAGCGCATGGGGCTCGAGAACGCCAACCTCACCCGCGACGTGACGCTCCGCACCGAGCCGCAGGAGCGGATGCTGTCGGTGATGCTGTCGGGTCCGATGAACCCGTACCTCGGTCAGAGCACGGCCCAGTATTACCCCGGCGCGTCCGGGACGGCACAGGCCCTCACGAGCGTGGGCGGAACGCTGGGGGCGCTGGGCAGCACCGGGCTGGGGCAGGCCAACCAGCAGCGCCTGTTGCAGATGCTCATGGACGAGATGGACCGTCGCCGCGATGGGTACTACTGATCCGGGCGAGACGACAAGTCCTTGCGGCAGCGCGGCTTGCGCAGAAGTTCGGCCGGATTCCGGCCATTTGGGGCGACCCGAGGAGTAAACCCGTGCCGAAACTCCGGATCTATCAGCAGGTGGTGTGGGAGCATCAGGGCCAGGTGATCGCCGACCCGCGCGGGTCGCTGCGCACGCCGTACTACGAGGTCGAGATCGAGAGCACCAAGCGCCCGCGCACGCACGTCAAGACGATCCCCGCGTCAACCACCGGCACGCAGATCTACAACTTCGAGTGGGGGGAGAGCTTCGAACTGCTGCGGGTCAGCCTGGTGGGCTCAGGCTACGTGATGCTCAGCTGGCAGGTCGACAAGCCGACGGTGGCGGATCCGCTGCTCCCGACCGGCGAGGCGATTTGCTGGTTCCACAAGGAGATGAGCTGCTTCGCGCCCGAGTTCTTCTCCACCGACCAATGCCTGACCCACCCCGACGAGGCAATCGCCGCCGGCGGGACGGGAGGTTCGCTCGGGGGCATCCAGCCGCGGCTCGCCACCGACGGCGGGGCCGTGAACGGCCGCATCTTCTACATCCAGGCCCAGAACTACGGGACCGAGGACGTGATCGTACAGGTTGATATCTGGGGGTGATCGCGGGCACAGCTCGCAGAACAGGAGAAAGCTCATGCACTATCGGAACGGACGCGAAGCGAAGAACGGAGACCAGATCGTGCAGCTCGGCAGCGACGGCAAGATCTCGGCTGTGGGCGTGCTCCACTCGGCACAGCCGGGCAACGATTACTGCAACGGCGCGATCGCGCCGATTCAGAACGCCCACACCGGCGCCTGCATGTGCGACTGCCTGCACATCGACGACGTCGCGGCGCTGCTCAAGGAGAAGGGGCTCGACAAGCGCCCCGCCGGTAAGTAGCACATCACCACCGCCCCGGGGAACTTGGGCGGTGGCCTTATGAGCCGACTCGCATCCATCCTGCTCGCCGGCCTGAACCAGGGCGCGGACAACGTCAACAGCGCGTTCAGCCTGGCGAACAACCGGGACCTCTCCCTCCAGAACCTGCTCCATGACCATGAGCAGATCGACCAGGGCTGGGACCGCAACGACATCGCGTGGGACCGCAACGCCTATGACTGGCAGCAGATGCAGCGGGACGCGCAGCTCGACCCGTACCGCATGGCGGGGTACGAGCGGGACGCGCAGCGGTGGGATCAGGAGCAGGCCACGCGCGCCGACCTGCAGCGCGGCGGGATGCTGCAATACGCCGCGGGCCTGCCGGAGTTGATGAGCAACGACCCCGAGACGCTGTTCCCGGCGATGGAGCAGGTGCAGCGGTTCGCGTCGATGCAGCCAGAGTCCCAGCAGTCCTACTTCGAACATCAGGGCCGGGTGAAGCGCGACCAGGAGATCCGCGGCTTCATTCAGTCCGTGTCGGACGCCGGGCATGTAGACGAGGCCCGGCGCATGGCGATCGAGTACATGACCACGGGGAAGGTGAGCGGAACGAAGTACGCCGCGAGCGATCCCTTTGACTTCCAGTCGTACCAAGACGAAATCCTGAACGATCCCAATTTTGATGATGACACCAAAGACAAGCTCGTCTCGCTCGCGATGGTGACGCGCAAGCGGCCATCGCCGTCGCAGGTGTTGACGCTGTTCGGCCAGCAGAATGCCGAGCAGTCGAGGTTCGCCCGTGTCGAACGGGCAACCCGGAACTTGCAGGTGCTCAACAACCCGGCCGCGTCTCCTGCGGATCGCGCGCGGGCGGCCGCGGAGCTGCGGGCCGACAACTATCCGGTGGGGATGCCCGAGGCAAATATCTCCGGGCGGCAGCGGGGATTCACGGGCGACAGCACCGTTGTGCAAGGGCCGATGGTGGACGGGAAGCCAACCGCCTTCCGGGTGCCCAAGGGCGGGGGCCAGGTGATCACGCCCGACATCGCGGCGCTGATCAGGCAGCGTGCCGAGGAGGCTGTCGGCGCTCCCGAGGGGCAGGGATTCTGGGAGTCGATGGTGAGCTACCAGCGGCGATTGCAGGAGCACGCGGCCGCCGTGGACGAAGTGCAGCGGCAGTTCCAGGCGGCTGCCGGGTGGATGGACGCGCCGGCTGGCCGGAGTGGCGCGCCTGCCCAGCCGCCCGCAGGCGGGGGCAGCTCGCTCGATGCCGCGCTGGATGCGATGTCTCCTGATGAAATCCGTCAACTGATCTGGGGGCAGTAATGACGCAGTTCGACACGGCGGATCCGGCATTCCGTGCGGCGCTGCGAGCCCGCGCCATCGAGCGGCTGCGCGAACGCGCGATTGAACGGTTGCGCGAGCGTGCGATCGAGCGCACGGGCGCTGGCGGTCCGCCTCCGTTCGTGGCCGACTCGCCCGACGTTCCGCCGGAACCCGTGCCCGCGTGGGCCCTCGAGGTGCCTGGACCATCCGCGGCGCCCAGCGTCGACCCCGCGCCCATCGCCACCGTCACCCCGAACCGAACCCTCTCCGAGTACGCCCGCATCGGGACGGTCGGCCCCTCGCCCCGGACCCACCTCCCGCCCGGCCCCGGTGACGTCGTCGGCCCGACGTACACCCGGCCGACTCCGCCGCTCATCATCCCCGGCGTGCCCGAGGCCCCGCTGGCGCGGGGCGAACTGCCGTACCAGCCGCCGGACCTGACGCCTGCGCCCCCGGCTCCGCGGTCGATCGGCGGGGAGTTCCTGGCGGCAGCCGAGCGCGGCATCGGCAACATGGGGCGGATGGTGGGGCTCGGGCCCGCGGGCGCCGACACCCGGCCGTCGGCACCGCCGGAGGGCGCTGGCGGGCTGCGGCGGTTTGCTCAGGGGGCCGCGAACGTGGCGGGGGAGACGGTGCCGGCGCTGGCCGCCGGCGTCGCTGGCTCGGTCCTGACGGGCGGCGTGGGCATCCCCGCGGCGATCGGTGCGGCCCTGCCGATGGCGGCGCAGGCGGGCGGCGCGGCGTACGAACGGACGGGCAGCAGTGACGCGGCGATGGCGTCCGCGGCCGTGGCGGCGGCTCTGGGGCCGCTCCAGGTGGGCGGCGTGCTCGGCCGGGTCCCGGGGCTCTCCAAGGCCGTGGGCGAGGCGGTGACGCCCAAGGTGGCGGCGTACATCGCCCGCCGCGGGGCAGAGGCTGGGTTCAACGGCGCGGTGAACGTCGCGCAGGCGTACATCGATGAGGAGATTGCGCAGCGGATCGGCGGGGCCGAGGCGATGCCGGTGGACGCGGCGTCAGCGTTCGTCGGCGGGGCCGCTGCTACCGCCGGGCTGGGCGGGGCGCTGGACCTTGCCGGGGCCGTCGCCAACCGCGGGGCTCGAGTTGTGGAGGGGCCGCGGGCTCGGGGTGCCGAGACCGCTCCACCGGTCGGCGCTGAGGCCCTGACGGCTGGGGACCAGCGCCCGGCGCAGGTTGCCGACCAGGCCGGCGTAGCGGGGCGGGGCGGGGATCAGGTTGGGGTCGTGCCGGAACGAGACGGAGGCGTTGACGCCGTCCGTCCATTCGAGCGTGCCGCGGACCCGCTCGTGCGAGTTGCGGGGGCCGATCAGGTTGGGGGTGAGGTCGGGCAAGGGTTGGCAAATCCGGCGAATCTCGCGGCCGAGACGGTCGCGCTTCGGGGCGTGGTCCGGGATGCCCAGCGCGTGGGCGACGGTGTCCCGGTAGTCGGTGGCGAGCAGCGGGGGGTTTCGGTCAGAAGCCAAGTTCCACCCCCGTCAGCGATCGAGACAGCGACGCCTCTGCCGGAGTTGACACAAGGCCGAGACCTCGCGGATAGCTCCGCTGGCGCATCGCCGCCAGTTCGTCCATCGTCATCGACCGCAACCAGCGGAGTTGACGAAGCTCTCGCGCCGTCGGATCCCGCGGCCGCGGCGGCTCGCACTCCCCCGGCGGAAACGACTCGGCAAACCGACGCTGGAATTCAGCAGGGCTCATCCCCCGATCCTACGGCGGCGGCCCCTGCGCGTCCGCTCACCGGCCTGGACCGGATCGAGGCGGAGGCAACCGCCCGCCTGCGTGAGTGGGCGGACAAGAAGCGCCGACTCGGCGCCGTTGCCCCTGATCCGCGGGAGTCGATCCCGGAGGACCTGCGCGCGCTGCGGGACGCGGCAATCGTCGCAGGCGTGCGCGTCGCCCGCGCCGGCGTGAAGGGGACGCGGGCGGTCACGGAGGCGGTCCGCACCGCCATCCGCGAGATTGCGCCCGGGTTGGACCAGAGTCGCACGGACGCGGCCGCCCGCATGGCGTCGCGGATCGTCAGGGGGTCCGTCGGCGAGGATGGCGCGGTTGATCCCGCCGCGCTGGAGCGGGCGATCGGCTCGGTGCTCGAGCAGTCCGGAGAACGGCCGGCGAAGACGATGATCCGCGAGAACACCGGGCAGGCGTCGAACGAGGCCCCGACGATCCGGCAGGCCGACGCGCTGGCGGGCGGGCTGCGGCGGGAGCAGCGGGTGGCGGGCAAGGCGTACCGCGAGGGGGCGGCTGGCGCTCGGCAGGTGGAGCGAGCGAAGGGTCAGCAGCGACTGACCGCTCAGCGCGACAAGATCCAGAAGCAGGCGCTGACCGCGGGGTTGCGGCGCGAGGAGAAGGCCGCCGCCCGCGCTTGGCGAGAGGCCGTTCGAGTCACCAAGCAGCAGGAGAATGTGAAGTCGCAGGCGAAGCTCAAGAACATGATCGCCAGAATCGACTCGAAGCAGGCGACCAAGGACGGCATTCGGGCGGAGGCGGTTCGGCTCCTCGAGGAAGGCCTTCCCCAGAGCATGCGGGGAAAGTACCTGGTTGCGGTGCGTGACGCGACCACGCTCAAGAAGTTGTCGAAGCTGAGCGATCGAATGCTGCGGGACCTGGTGCGGGCGGACGGACGCAAGGCGGTCAAGGCGTCGGAGAGGGTCACTCGCAAGGACGTCGCGTCACTTGAACCAGAGATGAAAAGCGAGGCCGAGGCGGCACTCGGCGCCATCCAGCGGCTGCGCAAGCTTCTGGGGCCGGATACCACCGGGCAGACGGAGCGGATGTCGACGCCCGAACTGGCGGCCGTGCGGGACGAGCTCGTGTCGACCGTCAAGGCCCTGAACGGTCTGCTGCATGAGCAGAAGACGATGGACAAGGTCCGTGTGCGCGGCGAGCTGGTTGAAGCAGCGAAGATCCGGGAGCAGGTGATCGAGCGTGTCAGCGGGCGGGACGAGATCAAGACTGGCGACACGCCAAGCGCTCCCGAACCCGGCTGGATGACGCAGTTGCTGCGCCGGCGCACCAACTGGGAATCGCTCTCGCAGCTGGTGGATGGATTCAAGTCCGGCGGTCCTGGCATGCAGCTCTTCCGGGAGGTGCTTCGCGGCCGTCGCACGTCGCTGGCGCTGCAGCACGCGTACCAGGACGGTCTGGCCAGCATCGTGAAGGCGAACGGCTATGAGTCGATCGCGCACTTTCAGATGGAGACTTCGGGCACCCTCGGGCAGAAGTCGCAGAAGACGGTGCAGGTGCGTGTTGGACCGCACAGTCGGATCACCCTTGGTCAGGCCATGTACCTGTACGCGTCTTCGACGGACGCCGGCTTCCGAGCGCGCATCGAGGCGGGGCAGCGGGTTCAGTTCCGCGCCGATTCGAACGCGGCCCCGTTCAAGCTCACTCTGGCCGATCTCGACCGCGTCGCCGCGGCCCTTCCCAGCAACGTCAGGCGGCTTGTGGATGAGGCGAAAGCGCTGTACGACTCGACGTTCTTTAGCAAGCTGTCGGCCGTGAACAAGCGGCTGAAGGGGTACCACCTGGACAAGGTCGACGGGTACTTCGGAATCAAGCTCAACCGCCAGTTCAGCGAGGGGCGGGGCACGCCGGATTCGTGGCGCCGCCAGGTCATCCGGGCGATGGAGGCCGCCGGCGTGATGCAGGAGCGAACCGGACCGTCCAAGACCCCGATGCTCATCGGCGACTTTGGCACCGACATCGTCATGCGGGGCCGAGCCGCCGCCACGATCATCGGCAAGGCGGAGCCGGCGAAGCTGCTGACGCGCGTCTTTCTTCATCCGGACGCGATGACTGCGGTGTCGAGGCGGCTGGGAACGTCGACCATCAAGCGGATTGAGCGAAGAATCAGCCTGTTTTCGGGCGGCGAGATGTTCAACGAAGCGGCGGACAGGCCCCTGCGAACGCTGCTGGGCCTGTGGGCTCGGGGCAAAACCCAGTTGTGGGCGTGGACCTGGGCCAGAAACGCCGTGTCAGGATCTGCGCGCATCCTCGCGGAGGTTGGCGGCGGTCGCGTGTCCACCACGGTGCTGCGGTCGATTCTGCGGCCCAAGGCCACTTGGAGCGAGTTTCAGGACCTGATGCGGCTTTCGCCCGAGCTGCGGGAGCGGTGGGCGGGCGGCGCGGTCGGGTCGTTTTACGACCACGGGGCGGATCACGGGGCAGAGGCACGCTTCAAACTGGCGATGGGGGCGACGTTCCGCGAACTGCGCGAGATGGCGAAGGGCGCGACGAGCAAGAACGCCGCTCAGGTCCGCGATGCGGCGCAGGGGCTGGGGAGGTCATGGCGGTCAGTCCTCGACTCGATCACGATCGCCAACTACTTCGACGCCGTTCCGGCGATCGCGGCCTATCGAGTCATGCTTGAGAAGGCGCCGAAGAACCTGTCCGGTGACGCGAGGAAGCGGTGGGCGGCGCGGCATGCAACCCGGGCCTTTGAGCGGGTGAGCAATACCGCCACCATCGAGTACGCCAACGACGTGCAGCTTGACGCCCGCGATTCGCTGTGGATGGCGACCCTGATCCCGTTCACGGGCGACACCGCCAAGGCTCAGAACATGATCTACGAGGTAGTCCACAAAGGCGGCCGCAGACAGGCTCGCGTGTACTCGGCCATCGCCCTGGGTGCGGTGATGTCGGGCGTCGTGTCTTCGATGCGAGAAATCGTGTTGGGCCAGGACGACGAGACCCGCGTTGCCCGCGCCGGCGCCCAGCGTGCGCTGCAGGACGTTGTCGGCATCGTTCCTGTGCTGGGGCCCGTGTTGTCGAAGCTCGTCCCGAGGGTGGTGCAGGGCGGCAAGGGAGCTCCAGCGCCTGAGCTTGAAGTCCCGGTCATCGAGGCTGTGAACAGCCTGATGGAGGCGACGATGGCATTCTGGGACGCCTACGACCGCTTGGGCGAGAAGCAACGCAAGGGGGTGATGACTGCCGGGGAGAAGTTCCGCAAAGCGGTGTGGCGGACCGGCGAGACCGTTGGCGGCGGTATTGGTCTGCCGGTGCAGTACTTCAGGGAGGCGCGTCGCGCAATTGAGGGTTGGTTCGGGGAGGGAGGAAGATCCCCAGGAAGATGATCATCACCCAGGGCGTTGCGAAGAAGGAGAAGGCGGCACCCATCCATCCGTCAGTTGACCACGCGCAGTAGGTCACGAAGGCCCAGATAGCGATAAACACGGCAGCGCAGAGCAAGAACAAGAGGCGGCTGCGCAGTGACGGACGGGCGTATTCGTGGAGCATGGGGTTCCTCGGGCATGCGATGGCGCAGGGCGAGACGTTCGACCCGGCGACTCACCGTGTGGTCTCCGCCGGCGGGGGCGGCGGCTCAACTCCCTCTGTTAGGCGGATTCGTGTGTTCCAGCTGTCTATCGCCCTTACGAGGTCGCCCACTTCATCAAGAACAAGGCCCCAGCGGAAGTTCACTCGGCTCATCCGGTCGGGGTTCACCCCGCGCGCCATCACGGGCACGGCTTGTCCCTGTCCGTCAACAACAAAGGCTTGTCCAGCCGGACTAATCACAAGGATTTTGTCGTCTGCTGCAAACGCACAAACTAAGGGCTGTTGCTGGCCGACAGCTCGCTCAATGGTCTCAATTTTTTCTAACGACTCTCTGCGAAGTTGCTCTGACAGTTGATCGATGCTGGGGACGACTGTTCCGTCCGAGAGCCTTTTCCCGCTGTACTCCAAAAAAATCTTGTCGGGTCGGCCGGACGACGGAGGGCCTGACGCCGTGCCCGACAGCGTTATCAAGGCGGACGCGGCAACAAACCCCACCAAACACACGCGCCAGCTCACGCGTCTATGTTGCTCAGGCATGCTCGACACTCCAAAAGGTCCCGCGCCCGACGGGTCCGTGCGGCTTGTTCCGGATGTCGATAGATGGCCCCTCTTGGCCCTCGGCGACGGCACAGGCGTTGTTGAGGTCGATCAGAGAGCCAGCCGAATCGCCAGTGGCAACGCTGCGAATCTCAAACATGAACTGTGGCGTGGCGGTTGGCACCGGTGTTCTCCCACCGGGCGAGTCGCGGGCCGGTGACAAACCTTACCGCACTCGTTTCTCCGCTGCAACGCCACACAGAATGCGAACAGCCGTGACGCCGCGCAGTCTCTGCACGCCGGCCGCGACCGAGAACCTCCGATAACCGCCGCAGTCGCGCATGCGTTGCGCACAAGCGCAGACTTTCCCGACGCTCCCAACCCATACCGGTGGCTCTCGTATGAAATCCTTGTAACATGCCCAGACACGGAGGTTTCTCGGAGGGGATCGTGCATGGATTCGTTCGCGTTTCCAGGCATAAACAAGGCCGGTTCGCGGTCGCCGCTCCCCGAGCGGCGATTCAAACTCACGATTCATGATGACGTGACCGGCGAGATAATCCTTCTCGCACGCTTGCCAGACCTACCAACATCGGCGATACTGAATCTCATGCATACCCCACCTGCACATGCGGGAGGGGCCATGGCTGCCCGTACCCTGGACGGAGCCGCGAACGAGTCCGTGCCCCTTGGGCGGATCGAGGCTCAAAAATCCGAAGTTGCCGCCGCGTTCGAAGCGTGGAGCGTTCGCGTCAAGACCCGCCTCAAGCCCGCTTCGTACTACAGCTACGTCAAGATCGTGGAGTCGGCGCTGCGCGACAACCCCGGCTGGACGCGGCTGGACGACCTCACCTTCGACGCCATCACCGCGTACATCGACGGCAAGCTCAACGCCGGGGACTGGGCCCGGCTCACGTACAACAAGAACCTCCGCGTCCTGCGCGACTTCACGCGGTTCGTGACCAAGGCGAGGCGCCGAGCCGGCCAGGCCGACGCCGCGGACCCGCTCGAAGACGCCGAGCCCCAGCCGGGCAAGGACTCCAGCGCCGGCGGCCGGGCCGCGACGACGGAGGAAGCACGTGCGCTGCTCCGCTACACGTGCGCACGCGAGGAGGCCGACTCCCGCGCCACCGGCAGCCGCTCGATCATCCGGGCGTGCATGTTCCTCGCGGGCATGCGCCCGGGCGAGCCCGAGCGGCTCCGGTGGAAGCACGTCAACCTGGACCACTCCACCCCGTTTTTCACGTGGACTCCCGAGGTCAACAAGAACGGCCGCAAGGAATTCGTGCCGATCGCCCCGGAGCTGACCGAGTTGCTGCGGGCGCACCGCGACCGGCTGCGCGAGCGGGTCAAGTCCGACGGCGGTGTCGAGGTGTCCCGGGACCGGCGGAACAAGACCAGCTCGCTGCGCCGCTACGACCCCGACGACCCGGAGGCGTTCGTGGTCCCCAAGACCACGTCGGGGTGTCAGTGGGCCAAGGACGTGCGCAAGGCCCGGATCAAGGAGGCGGACTGGCGGGGGCTCCCGTTCACGCCGAAGGCGGCGCGACGCTGGCACGAGACCACGCTGGTTAAGGCCGGCGTGCCTCAGAACATGGTCGACGCGCTCATGAGACACGCGGTGACCGTGCCGCGCCGGTACTTCGACCCCACGTTGGAAGAACTCGCAGAAAAATTATCGGTGCTTCCTAAACTCTGGCCGGGAATGGACTTACGCACGATCGACGAAGGACACGCGCCCAGAAATCTTGAATCCCGCTTGACAGATGAATCGGAAAAGTCGATAGTCAATGAATCCTGGTCGCGTAGTGAAGCGGACTTCACGGACCCCTCCGCGTCAAAGTCGACCAGGACTGAGCCGCGTGCCTCACGGCGCGTGGAACAGACGACAGCGTACGAGGGGTCCATGAACGCGGGGCCTCGCCCCGCGTCAAGCGAGCCGGTTGGGCCGCTGCCGCTGGTTGAATCCGTCATGTCGAATCTGGGAATGCCGAGGGGCGGACTCGAACCGCCGACCTCCGGGTTATGA